ATGTTCGGCTATTTAACGGCCAAACTGCCCAAGCAGTTTGGCTACGCCAAAAAGGTGGCTGAACGGCTGATAGCCAAAGGGTTAAAGTCTATAATGGGCCTAGACTACACGAACAACGTTGTTTATCAAGTTGTAGACAAAGGATACCCGGATATTCACGTTGAGCGGGAATTAGTAGCCCTGAATGAAGAATACTTCGGTCTTCCTATCTCGCAAATCTGCCCCGATTACGTACCCAGCCTGTAGCTTATCAACTCGCGCCAATGAGCAGCTTATCTCACTCCTTTACCGTGAGGGTTGCCAAAGCGGTAGGCGAACGAAAGGCGGTTATCCTGACCAATTTTGGCTACTGGCATGGCAAGAACTCTGTGGACGAACAACATGTCCACGATGGCCACGTGTGGCTTTACAATTCAATATCCGGCTTTGCTAAAGTCTGGGAATATCTGAGCGAAAAAGAGATTCGAACGGCACTTGACGGCCTGGAGAAAGACGGGTATCTAAAGACGGGCAACTACAATAAATTTCAACAGGATCGCACGAAATGGTACGCGCTTACCGAGAAGGCTTGTGAGTTGCTGGAGATAGAATTTATGCCCAAAATTTCCCATTTGACCAAACGGGCAAATGGCTTTCCCAAACGGGCAAATGATTTGCCTAAAGAGTCAAATGAGATTTGCCCAGATAGTCAAATCTCATTTGCCCAAGAGGGCGAACCGTTACCATTAATAAACCCTTTAGAAAACTCTTTAAAAGACCAACAACAACCAGAAGCCGAAAAAACTGATGTTGTTGATGAAGAGTTTGAGCGGCTAAAAAACAAAATAAACGAGGTTAGGATTGCCGTAAAAAAGGCCACTCAATTCAGAGACAATCTGTGTATGCCTTTACGCATAAAGCCGGATTATTATTACGCACTGTTAGATGCTTTTTTTGACGAGCAAATAGGCTTCGCCCAGGCAAAACAGATCATCCGAATTGATTCGTTGCAATCGCACTTCAAAAACTGGCTTACGGTACAGGTTGGATTAGGCGCTAACTCTCGATACCACGCAGATTTTAAGCCAGTAGCCCCCGGCAAAAATGGATTCGGACCAACTTCTTCAATGGCTCCTGCCACTACCGCAAAATTCAAATCAGCTACTCCCGATTAGCTATGATTTCTAAACCAACCCGCACCCAGCCACTAGGCCCCGGCTTACCAAGATTCCGGGCAGGCAGCAGCCTCCCGGCAACCCCGAAACTCCCCTGTCAGGAGCCGGAAGCCGCCGAACTCAGCGAGTCCGATAAAGCAACACTGACCGCCGTAAAGCCGCTGCACGGCAAGCCTGATCTGCAAATCAAGACTATTGACCGCTTAATGAAGTACTACAAATGATTCCTACCCTTGAAACCGAACAGCGAATCCTGGCCGTCTGCCTGACCACCGTTGGGGCAATCCGTGAAGTAGCGGCTATTATCCAAAAACCCGACGTATTTGCGACGCCCGAAAACCAGAAAACCTACGCGGCTATGCTGGAGCTAAACCGGCTGGATCAGGACACGGACGTCGTTTCGGTCAACAACGAACTACAGGCCAAACACGGCTTTTTAAAAGGCGATCCGGCGGGCTGGATTGAGTTTTTAACCAGCCTGTTTCCCGAAGCCGAAACGTTTACCGGCAATCTGGCTCGCGCCTGCTACTGGCTGGTGGGGGAATCGGCCCGCCGGGTAGCCATGAAACTCTACAGCAAGGCACTGGCCGATCTACAGCACCCAACGACCGACCCTCTGGAGTTGATTGATAGCATCGAAAAGAAATCGCAGCAGGTACGTTCCCGGTTTGTGAGCCTATCGGATACACCCTTTGCTGCTGTATTGAATGAAGCCGTTGATCTGGCAGCAAAGGCGGCTGAGAATCTGGACCCGATCACGGGCGTAAAGACGCTGATTCGGGAAGTTGATGAGTATACAAAGGGGTTGCACGGCTCTACGTCCACGATCCTTGCCGCAAGGCCCGCGATGGGCAAAACTGCGGAAGAGGTGCAGATGGCGTATAATATTGCCGTTGTGCAGCAGCACCCGGTCGTTATTTTCTCGCTCGAAATGAAGCGGCTGCAAATGGCCAGGCGGTTTTTGTCGCTGGATACGCAGTACAAAAACGGCGAAATCTTGTCGGGCCTGACCCGCGACGACGGCCCGGTCAACATCAACAAGCTCTACGACTCAGCGGGCCGAATGGGTGACGCTCCTCTGTTCGTCTATGACAGCAAGTCTATCCGCTCGTTCGATCACATCAAGGCTAAAACCAACGAGCTGGCCCGACAGTATCCCGGCATCGTGGTTTTTATTGATTATCTGCAACTGATCCGGACTGAAGACAAAGATTTACGCACCCGAATTACCAACGTCAGCGAGGGTATTAAGGATCTGGCGAACCTGAACGATATACCCATTGTCTCTTTGGCCCAACTCTCGCGTGAGGTCGAAAAACGGCCCAATAAACGACCCCAACTCTCTGACCTGAAAGAGTCAGGCTCGATTGAGCAGGACGCCGACACGGTTGTTTTTCTCTACCGCCCCGGCTATTACGCGGCAAAGGACGGTGACGGCGGTAGCGTCGACCAGAATCTGTTGTACAACATCGTGGCAAAGAATCGCAACGGCTCAACCCACAACGAAGAGGAAGCAATCTCGCTGCATTACGATTTGGCCACCAACCGGATTAAGCCTTACTCACATTTTGGACAATGAATACTACTGACGATACCCGGCCGTATTACGGCAAGCTGCCACCCATTCACGAAAGGGCGCGAAAGAAGATCTATACCAGCGCCAAATCGTGCATGGACGGTGAAGATGCTACCCAGGCGGTGAAGGGCGGTTCTCAGGAGCAGAAGGACGCCTTTGTCGACGAGTTGCCGGATGTGATCTGCTACGAAGGGTACGAGGGGCTACAGGCAGCGTACAATGAGTTTCTACAATCAACAAAAAAGGCAAAATGAAATCTACCGCAACACAACGAATTGCCGAATTTAACCGAATCGCAGCGGGGCTCAAAACAGTGCTTTTGCTTGGCGAAGAGGTGCTATTGAACCGTCAGGAGCTAATCGAAAAACACGACCTGGAACCATGGCTGGTTAACCGAACCCTTATGCTGTTAGTTATCATGGGCCTTATCAAGCAACATAGACGCGGCATTTACGAGGCCACCTTTGCGCTTTATAAAGTAACTGGTGAGCAGCTCGAGCTGGCAAACAAAAGCTACGACAGCGAAAACTATAAGCGCAAAAAAGAGCGTCAGAACTGTTTGCCTGAAGTGCCACCGAGCGCGGAGCCAAAACAAGGAGAGTTGACCTTTATTACTCCGCAGATTGCAGACGCCCGGCCAATTTCCTTGCCTTGTCAAATTAGAAAAGAAGCCGTCTATGGCTATATCATTGCCACTCAGGCCGTTTTCTATGATACCCTGGAAGAGGCTGAACTTGAAGCCCAGATTCAGGCAGTGCGTCACGGATTGACTGAGATAACACTGATCCAGAAGCTGAAAGAAATCGAAGTGCCGCGCCCTATCGTGCGCACAATCACCCCCAGTTCATAGTAAATGTTGTTTTAAAAGGCAATTCGCCGGGGCGCGATGATCCCGGCGAATGTTTTAAACTTATCTTACCGTTATCTGTTTGGACTTCTCAACCTCAACTAAGTTATTGCATGGCTAACCCCACAACCATGTCCGACACCCGCCTTATTGTTGAGATTAAAAACACTCAACCGGTTGAGCTAGTGGATTACTCACAATCCATGCTTGCGCTCAGTAGCCTTTACACTCGCTTTATTGATAAAAACCCTTTGCTTGATGCGGGTGTTGAGTCCAGGCTATTTATTAAAGAAATACGGCCAGGTAGCATTGTAACTGAAATAGCAGATTATCTACCACTAGCTCTGCCGTTCATTGAGTACACAAACTCAATGGTCGATTTCGCAACTAACCTTAAAGCGCTCTACTACCTCTACATTGGCAAGCCTGGAATAAATGAAGAAGATGTAAGCCGAGCGTTAGCGTCGACTGACATTGTTGATTTAAAGAACGCTCAAAAGTTTTTAGAGCCTATTGTTAAAGATACTGGATCGCAGATAAATGTTGGAGTAATCAATATTAATGCTCCTATGACGGTTATTCTAAACCTAAATAGTTTAGAGGCCAATGCGGCACAAAATAGTATTCAACGAGAAATCGAAGCAACAAAACAACCCCAGCAAAATTACTTTGATCGTCAAGTTTTCACGTGGCACGTGGCAAAAAATGACGCCAAAAGTCAAAGTGGCGATAAAGGTATAATATCAAACATTTCCGATCGCGCGGTAAAGGTTGTATTCGCATCTGAAGCATTAAAAAGTTCAATGCTTTCCATGAGTGAAAATCCTTTAACGAAAGCATTTGTAGTTGATGTCGAAGTAACATATTTAAGCGAGAAGCCAATTGCTTATAAAATTTTATTCCTTCACGAATACTTTAATATTGATTAAAATGAAAACCGCTAGCCTCAGAACAATTCAAGATACTTTAGATAAAGTTAGTCGCGACTATGACGAAATTGCCGTACATAGAAACGTGATTCTTTTATGCGCCGACCGATCACAGCCAGATCGAACTTGTGAATGGCTGGACTCATTGGATGAAGCAACGATTGCCGAACTCACCGCTGTTCACGATTGGAAGGGCGGAGTCTTTTTATTTTGGCAATCAATACCAGCCGCTTTTAGGAATATGAGAGATATTGCTATGCCTGATGGCGATGGTTGGACAATATACGACCAGGCAGAAGTCTAAATAGCCTTCACTTTATTTATAAGCCCACCCCACGCCGGGGTGGGCTTTTTTTATTGGCCCGATCAAAACCCGCCACCAGCAATCGCCAGCAGCGGGTCGGCAATTTCCGTAACACATCTCTGTGCATGTAATCGAGCGAATAATACGAAGGAGAGAGGGGAAAGGCAAGGGGTAATGCCCTGTTACACAACACGTTAATTTTATCGTGCCTTGTTGCGTAATTATTTTTTATAATGTTGTTGGATATTGTCTAATGTTGTGTACCTTTGTCATAAGCAAATCAGCAACAGGGCATAGAGGAATACATAGTGGCCCCACAAACCACCGCCGTCCTGGGTCGATCTGACAAACGCCAACACCTTACGACAAATGAACGCGACTACTTCAACATCCCACATCGATCTGACAGAACTGGAAGAAAAGGTTCTGCGAAATATCGTCGGCTCTGAATATCAGGATTGCGATCCTACAGACTACGCCTACATGACGACCCATGAAATCTACTCGTTCTCTGCGACGAACGAAAGTAAATCGCTTCGTGGCGCACTGGGTAGCTGCATCAAAAAAGGATTGGCGGGTGCCGGCGAACCCTACGAAGGCGAGCCAACCTGCTTCATTACTGAGCATGGACTTCGGGCGCTTTCACTCATTTAAGCATTACCACAATGAGCAACTACCCAAAAGACATCGAGCCCTGTTGCATCGTGACAAAGGGCGAGTACGGCACGATCGTGATTGATCCGGTCGACCAGATTGCCAGCGATGCCGACGAGTTCAACAACGCCTGGGTGTATGAGCACTCGCTCACTACCCTGTTTAGCTGCGAAGTGTCGAACATCAAGGCGGGCCGACTCGCGCCCTCTGACGAGGTATTCATCCACTTTGAACTGCCTACTGACGTGAACTACGCCTGCAACGTGCCGGTGATTTTTTCGGGCGTGACTGATGGAGCGATCAAGTTGATGATGCGACTGACCGACCTGCGTAACGAGGTGGACTTCTGGGATGAGGTATCGGCTAAAGGATTCTAATCATGGAACAGGCAACGACAACCGCAGCATTTGAAGCCTTTCTAAAGGCTCAATCAGAATTTAAGACGGCTATCAAGGATAGCGTCAACCCCCATTTTAAATCGAAATTTGCTGATTTCGCATCTGTCTACGACGCCGTTAAGGACGCCCTCCACAATAACGGCTTCTACGTCACTCAGCCCATTCAGATCAGCGACAACGGATTTCCGATTGTTGAAACGATTGTCCGCTACAAGGACGGCACGGAGATCGAACGGTCAGCTTGTCCGGTAGTCGCCAAACAGCAAAACGATCCCCAGGCAATGGGATCTGCTATAACCTACGCCCGTCGCTACTCGCTGGCTGCTATTCTCTGCGTGGTGACCGATGACGACGACGCTGAAGCGGCTATTGGCGACCGGAACGCGAAGCCTCAGCCCCAACAACGTCAACAGTCAGCCTCTTCATCGAACGTGAATTTTGATGAATGGCAAATGGCCGCCGACGCCTGCAGGGGTGCCGCTGATTTGAACCGGTTGAAAAAAGATGTAGCGGCTAGCAAGTTTGGCGACGACGACTTTAAAAAGGTTTGGGCAATGTTGACCAAACGTGCCAAAGCATTGGGCTGCAACTACGATAAAGACGCTAAAAATTTTACATAAGGATAGGTTGAATCTAACCAACAGACGGAGGTGGCCCTGCTGCCCCCACTCTTTCACTACAGTCCATGCCCGGCCTACTCCCCACCACCGACACCGGACCCAACCTCAATAGCAAAGAGGAACTGCTGAAACCCGGCGTGTGGGTAGGCAAGCTGCCCAGCACGGGCGTCGTACACCGGCTGACGGTAGGGGGCGGGAAGATAAAAATCGAGCGAGGCTGCTACACCTCCCCGCACGACGGGTGGACCAAGCACTACGACACACTCCATCAGGAGGACGCTGAAAAGCATTTGCATTTGCTGCGAGAAGTTAGAAGCAACCCCTGCGCGTGGCAGGGATAAAATAGAGCAACCAATTCATTTTCAATTCTATATCTCCAATCAATTCCCATGAAACAAGTTCTGATTACTACCGAACACCGTGGCGTATGGTACGCCGAAGTAGCCGAAACTGCTGACCTGACCGCTACAACGCTGACGGATCTGAAAAACTGCCGCATGGCCATCTACTGGGGAACAACAAAAGGTTTGCATGAGCTGTGCCAGACTGGCCCTACCAGTTCCAGTAAAATTTCCAGCCCCGCCGATATTCTGGTGCTGCACAAAGTAACGGGCGTGTTTGCCATCACAGAAGCCGCTGCCGAAAAATGGAACAGCCACTGCAAATAGACTTCCTGACCTATGGGGATGTGATTGATGCGGGAGCCTGCCATGACGGGGTAGTGAGTGCCTGTAAACGGGCCGGCGTGTGGGCGGGTACAGTGGAAGAGCTGCTACCCAAATTCAGGGGCAACGAAAACTACATCCTAGCAGCCGCGAAGCGGACCGGCAACGGCAACGGCTACGGCTACGGCTACGGCGACGGCAACGGCGACGGCAACGGCTACGGCAACGGCTACGGCTACGGCAACGGCTACGGCAACGGCAACGGCAACGGCTACGGCAACGGCGACGGCGACGGCAACGGCTACGGCAACGGCAACGGCAACGGCTACGGCAACGGCTACGGCAACGGCTACGGCAACGGCGACGGCGAAATATAATTAGGTGTGGTTCGAGACAGGGCGGCTCCTGGTCGCCCTCCTCTCTTTCGCACCAAGAAGTAGCCCCTGGCCAGGACGGCGGGGGAGGTAAACAACAAGGAATATGGCAAAAACGCCCATTAGCTACTACGGGGGCAAGCAAAATTTGGTCAGCACCATTCTGCCCATTCTTCAGGTGCCCCATGCCCGGTACGTGGAAGCGTTCGTGGGTGGCGGGGCGGTGTTCTGGGCAAAGAGGCCGTCGGCGCTGGAGTCCATCAACGACCTTGACGACCGGGTGATTAACTTCTACCGGGTGTGTCAGGCGCGGTTTGATGAACTGAACGATCGGGTGCAATCAACTCTGCACAGCGAGTCGGTGTACCGACTCGCTGGTAAGATTCTGAAAGAAGCCAAAGCCGATGAGGTGGCGTTTGCCTGGGCGTTTTGGGTGCAGACGAACATGAGTTTTGGCCATAAATTATTTGCTGGTTTTCGCTTTGCTCAAGACCACGATGAAGCCCAGACCACGCATAATAGTAAGCAGAAGTTCACCACTTTACTTTCGGAACGCCTTGCCTCCGTCGAAATCTTCTCCCGTGACGCCCTGTCGGTGATCGCCCTGAAAGACGCTAAAGACACGCTGTTCTACTTAGACCCGCCCTACGTATCAAGCGATTGCGGTCACTACAAAGGCTACACCCGCGCCAACTGGGAGGAATTGCTACATACGCTGACAACAATCAAAGGAAAGTTCGTTTTGAGTAGCTACCCCGAGCCGGAATTAGCTGAGTTGCTAGCCGGTCAGGTTTGGCACCAACACCAGATTCAACAGGCAATTGGCGTCACCGGCAAAAAGGCCGGGAAGGTCAAAACTGAAGTGATTACCAGCAACTTCTTACCCGTCACCAAACGCCAGCAATCCCTTTTCGCATGACCCCGACCGCCCCACCCCCGACCGCCCCCGACTTTGCCCTGTTCTGCGCCAAGAACAGCAGCGTCGATATTGAGTGGAAAGCCAACGCCCTGACGGTGGCACGCAGAGCCTGGGAACAACAGACGCCCTTTGAGCAGCGGGATTACAAAGCGCTGAAGGCGTTCGCGATCAGTTTGCGGCTGACCTGGAACCCAAATGGTAAGCTGGGCAAGAAGTCAGGCCGCTACGAAGCTCCGATGGGGGATTATGAACTGGAGCGGCACCTACACGACGCCCGCTACGCCAGCGATTTGAATCACCTGATTACGAACAGGTACTGGATCGCCTGCATGAGCGAGACCCACCGCGCCCGGCTCTGGAATAAGGCCAAACGCATCGGGGCGGGGTGGGATGGGGAGGGGAAGAAGTTTATCTAAAGAACGAGAATAAAAATGGAGGCATCGAAAAATATCATCACGCCAGCAGAGCGCATGAGGAATCAGGCTCAGGCTATTATAAAATTAACTACGCCAACTGGCAGGTCTGGCGCGCACGGGCATACAAAAGTTCACTACGCAAACGACAGACACACAATCGCATTTCACGCAAATGGGATGGCTGAAATGCTCCTGCTGTTTCTGGACGGGAAGCTACCTGAACGCAATGCAGACGAACCATTCTAACCCCGCCCCCGCCGGGTCAACGCGGGAGAGATAAGAGGAATTTCAATTCCACTCAGGTACGATTAGAAGAGGGCGATAGCTGTAAGGAGCTGTCTCGTATCCCATTTCAATTCCACTCAGGTACGATTAGAAGTCTCACTAAATCCTGATCGTGCCAGCGACTATCAACATTTCAATTCCACTCAGGTACGATTAGAAGCAAAAAGAGACCACCCCCGCGTCGGACGGGCTACATATTTCAATTCCACTCAGGTACGATTAGAAGTTCGATACCTCAGAAGAGGCTCTAGCAAAGGGCAATGAGCTAATACCCTCCCTTCCTATTGGCTACCAAGTATTAGCAGATACAGTACGAAAGGATTACTTCCAAAGCCAAACCCCCTCCAAACCATGAACACAACAGCACCCCGCACCAAACGCCAGAGCCGCTACGGCCTTCGCTACCTGCTACTGGAACTGCTAGAGAACATCTACGAGATTCAGCGCCTATTATGGCTCCGTTTAATCGCTATGCCCGCCCGGTTCGATGCCGCCCTGTTTGCCGATGAGGTCGCCGATAGCTTACAGAAGCCCGAAAAGGCGGAAGATATTGAGCCGATCGACCCGCGCTCGTGGCTCAATCGGGTGCTGAACGAAGGGGCCGAGGTTATGCGCCAACGACCCGGCCGAAACCGCAACGTATATTCTGAGCCGTTCGAGGTGCCGCAACACTGCAAGGAGAGCGAGGAAGGCGTACCCTACCCGCGCTGGGTAGACTGGGCGCTGATCGGGGGAACGATCCCCTTAACGGCGTTCCTGTTCTATATCGCCCCGATTCTGTTTGGCTGCATCGCGGTCGGTTGTGCGGTGGTTCTGGTGCTTCTAACGCTACGCAAATGAGCTTCTGGGATAAGGTCAGATACGTCTACGACTGGGTTCTTGTCGCCTGGCTGATGGGGCTAATCATCGCCCTGCTTGGCGGGCCGGCCTGTCTTAAACTCACCTGCCTTTATTTGACCGTTTACTTTCTCCAACCTCAACCGACAAAGAAATGAACAAACCCCGCACCAATTACGACGCCTGGGTCAGCTTTGTTTGGGCTGCTGCCATCGTGGCCATGATTGCAGCCATCGCTATTCATGCCCAGCGCGAAGCCGAACGGAAGGGTATCGCGCCCCGCCAATCAAGTATCTGGATAAACCTCAGCAAGTGAAGTATGGCAACAGAAGTAATACGAATAGGCGACAGCGTAGCGCTGGTTTCTTATGGCGAAAGCGATTTTACCTGCCCGATTTGCGGCAAAGAACACGAAGAGAAGGACTGGTACGCAAGGTACAGCAAGTCTAAGAACTGTGTAATAACAATGAAGTGCAAGGGCTGTAAAAGAAAGCTAGGTCTTACCATCGACATGAAATGTAACGTAGTAGTCTGGGAGGAAATGCCAGCCAAGAAATAACCACCCCGCCTGCCCCGATCGTGGGGCGGCATAGCCAGCGATAAGAGAATGATGATATCAGAACCACTTGTTATAAGTTCAGATTTTCAAACGCCCCCGGCGGTCTGTAATTACATGGCCGACCTCCTGCCGAACTGGATATCTACTGTACTTGAGCCAACCCCCGGAATTGGCAACCTAGTACACGCAATTCAGAACAGGGGCGCTCTTGTTTACGCACCAGAAGACGACTTCTGGACTATGCGGCATGATATCAAATACGATGCTGTAGTGATGAACCCACCCTTCACGCCAATGCAAGAGGGGTACCGGTACCTACAGGCTTGCATGGAATTATCAGATCGAGTTATCGCCCTGCTTCCTTGGTTTGTCATCATCAATTCGGAGCGACGACTTCGTGATATCAAATCGTTCGGCTTAGTGTCTGTCACCCACTTGCCGCGTAAAACTTTCCCCGGTACCAGAATCCAGTGCTGCGTACTTGAAATGAATCGCAACTACGCTGGCGATATCACTTTCAAAGATTTCAATTTCTAAACCCGCCCGGCAGCGGTACGGCCGGAAGACAAGACGATGGAAGCACTAACCAGCGAAAGCATCAAGAAAATGAAACGTGACGACGTAGTGCCTTACTACGTGGATATGATCAAACAGGACGCAGCAACGGGCGAGTTTGGCTCGGAAGAATGCAAACGAATTAACAATCTAATTATAGATCGTTGGTCGGTTGCGGCTCTCATCTACATCAAAGAAAAGGCGTGGAAACAACTCCCACAGCTACACTAACCCCAACCCGCCCCCGGCGCGGGGCATAACACGAGAGAAAGATGAGGGAAATAAAATTCAGGGCTTGGGACGGCGAACGGATGTGGTATCCAGGCGACGACAATAGGACAGATGTAGTAAAGTTCAGCTACGACAAATCAGGCAATATGGCGGCAGCTCACGTAGGGCAAGAGGATTACGACAACGACGTCTACGGACCTCGCTGGTATTCATTTGAGCCTACTCCGAAAATGGCTTTGATGCAGTCAACCGGATTGAAAGACAAAAACGGCATTGAAATCTACGAGGGTGATTTAGTCAAATGGGATGATTGTAGTAACGGAAGGTATTGGCGAGTTGCAGTCGTTGAGTTCACCCCAAGCTTGGATCTTAGGATTGTCGAAAACTCGTTGTACCCTATCTCATCCTACAAAGGCGACGTGTTCCATTACAGCAATTTCATCTACCGAGATACGCATAACCACCTAACGATAGTAGGGAATGTTTATGCCAACCCGGAGCTCTTAATCCCGTTTACAGCATGACCCACGCACCCCATATGCCCGCCCACCGCCCGACTGAGGGGGTGGGGGCAACCCGGTATGAAATGTTCTTTGCTGCTTTTCAGCGCAATCCAGACCGCTACCGCGAAGAAATGGCTGAGAATGGCACTTTCTACTACAACGAGCAGGTGAACCAATTGATCCGGCTTTCCAATAGCATCAACCACCGGATGCTGGTGTACCTGTTTGGTGAACGATTAGGTGCTCATTTCGCTGAACGCTACGTCAACGCAGACCGTAATCTGCTTACGTTCTTCTCTCTGCTCGACGAAAACTACCAGCTATTTCTGCTCCACGAGCTTAAAACCAACGACGCGCTATTTGCGCACTGCTGATATGAAACCATCAACCGAAAAACTCCACAAGTCCGCACTTCTGGCGGTAGCCTGTAAGACAATCCTGTTAGGCGTCTGCGATGATTTGAAAGAAACGACGCTGTACAAACATGCGACCAAGCAAAAGGTCAACAGCCTGACCGATGAGTTGGAAAAGTTCGTATCGCAGATGTACAAGGGTATCAGCGAGGAAGAGGAACTGCAGTTCAACGCCCTGGTCAGAACTGTAGAAAATGCAGCCTATCTCATGGCCAGCATGAGCCCTAGTGAAATTGATCGGCTCAACGCCCTGCTACTTGCCTACAAGAATGGAGAGGTCTACGAAGCCAGCAGCGACAAAGCAATGTCTGGCATGATAAATCAGAAACGGGTGCGCAAAGTCGAACCAGAGCTAATTAACTAACCACCCGCTGCCGGAAGGGGCGGGTAAAACGAAAGAAGAGGTATGGGAATTCAATTTGGAGAAGGCAAAACAGAGCAAGGCCCCGGCGTTCAGATCGATTTAACTGGCGATGAGGTAGCTACCGCCATTCACGCCTATTTGGTGGCTTATGGTATTCATATCCAAGGCCCTAGCACGATACGTGTAAACGGGCAGAAATGCATCAACGGAGATATTTATATTGACCCCTCCGGTTCAGTCGTTGCCGATGGTGACCGTTGGGACGGAAGAGGGCCTAGTTTTTAACCACCACCCCCGCCCGTGCGGGAAACAAGCGACAACGAAAGCGATGAACGTACCAAAAGAGGGGATTGACCCAAAAATGATTTCAGTTGGCAGGCATTGCCTCTTATACAAGGCGGAAACGGGCGGGGGCTACGAAGCTATTGTTGGGCATCAACTAGCTATGAATGCACAGCACCTGCTTAATACACTGAAAATTATTCGTAACGTGTCGGGCTTGATAGCGGATGAAGTTGTTCGAGAAAAGTTTGAAACGGCGATCAGAGAAGCACTTGAAAAGGCAGAGCCAGATCCTTATTATTCAAACGTAAAGCCCGAATCTCTCAGCGCCGGTGCGTAGGCCGCCCACTGCTTCTCATGCAGGGGCCAAAATACCAGCCCTTCCGGTTCCGGTACGACGACCCAGCCTTTCCCCACGTCCCGCCGGTAGACGGTGCCATTCAAGCGTAAATAAATGTGGTCAGCGTTGTTGCAGTAGTCTCCTTCCATGCCCGCAAAGGTACGAGCGCCCGGTTAATGCTGGGCGCTTTTTTTGTTGGGGGTGCCGTTTAATCAATCGATAAATTATTTTCTCTAAATGTATTGACAATTAGAAATTGTGTCGTACCTTTGATATGTCGTTAAGGTTAACGGCAGGGGTTGCAGCCCCTTCACTTAAAAACTCTTACAGTCATGGCTAATTCAATCGCAATCGACAACGCAAAAAGTGTTATCCTTTCAAAATCTGGCTATGGTAGCCAGGAGTTTATCTACAACAGTACCTGGTACCTGGACACCACCGTGCCAGGCGGTTTTGCTCAGGTACCAGGGCAAGAAAACCGGTTCGGAATTCGAACCGTAAACGCGGCAATTCGGGAACTTTTAGAGGAGGGCAAGATATATATCGCCTCTTCTTCGGTAGGCAGAATTTATAGTACAGCCGATTATGGCTTTAAGTCCGCCTTAAAAAGTAGGAATTGGGCCACCTACACTATTTAACAAAAAGCGCCCGACCTTGCAGGGTCGGGCGCAACTACTAGAAAACTCTTACGTAACCAGTAGCGTAGACAACAAAGGTATGGAAGAAATAACAAAAACAGGCTCGAATCGCTCTGGCACCGGCACGAAAGGCAAGCCAAAAGGTCCATATCGATTTTCGCCAGATGTAGCAGGCATTTTGGCTACTCGGCCCCGGGCCACGGCTTTTCTGGAAGATGCTACCCGTGTACTGTCGTGGCTGGATTCTCGCCCGGACTTGCGGCAACTACTGGCAGATGCAGCCTTTGAACAAATACAGCCCCTGCAGGCTGCTGAGCAGTATGACCCCAAATCATTTACGCCAGAAATGAGGGCAGAAAAAGAATTACTGGACAAGGTTTGGGATAGACTGCGGACGAAATGAAGCTGAAAGAGATTGTCGAAACCTTGCACGGACAAGGCTATACTGCCGAACAAATCGCTAAACGGCTGTTTAAGTCCGTAGCAACGATTCGGAAATACCTACCTCGCCAAGCTAAAGAAAAGTTTATACGTACGCCACGAGAGCCCCTTAACCTTGCCCTTTTTATCGAACGAGCGCCCCTAACGCCGGTTGACGATCTGATTGCTCAGTTCGGGCGGCCTGAACAGCATCTCCGCCGGTTAGCAACTAAGCACGGCATCACGCTCGTTCGGCGCCCTCGCAAACAAACGCCGTTTCGGCCAAGCGAAAAGGCAGTAAAGATGATTGAGACTATACGGACGCTGGCAAGCCAGGGCAAACACCAGAACGAAATCGCTAGGTTGATGGGGATTGAACGGGCAACCGTTGCTAAATACAAAAAGCGGTATGGGATAGAAATTGCAAAGGCGTACGCGCCCAGCCCTGCCGAGAAGCCACTGGAGGGGAAGGATTTGGCAGCGGAACTGCGGAAGGCGGGCAGTATTAAGAAGTTGGCAAAGCAGATAGGGATCCCTGTTCCGACAGTTAGTAAATATCTCGCAAAAAACGGAGTTGTCTCCACAAATAAGGGCGGAGCTTTGCAGCATGAAAAACGTCCTACTACCGACAAGGTTAGTGCGCTTCGGGCGGGCGGAATGTCTGTGGATGAAATCGCCCAGCAAACCGGGCTTTCCAAAGCTACCGTTTACGAATACATAAGCCGGGCAAAAGGCAACCGTAAGCCGCTTTGGAAGAAACCGCCTGGCTACAAACCGAAATCCAAGAAGGAATAACCCACCCCTCAGCCCTGCAAACTGGCGCCCTCTGCCACGTTCTCTCTCTAGGCGTAGCGGTTGTACGCCTGAGATAGTTTAACGTCGTAGCGGTTGATTTTGTAGCCCGCTCCATTGTACGCCCGGGCGAAGCCAGCCCAATCCTTCCGGCGTAGCTCGTCAGAGAGTCCCATCGAGCGAATGAAGCTGATAAACAGATCCAGTTGCGCGCCTTCCGATTCTTCCATGAGCCGGATAAATTCGCTGATTGACGCGCACCCGCACGTTGTCCAGTGAAATCCCATAAGCTGGAACATACCCCAGCTACAGGCCATTGTCGCGGCTGAGGGGCTGAGGGTGGCGGCTTTCTTAAACAGCTCCCACGAATGATTGACGCTGGTCGGATAGCCCGGTTTCAGGCGGGGGTAGGACAGTTCCGGATAAGGCTTATCGTACAGCCCTTTGGTGTATTTTGAGAAGATGTGCGGCTCGTAGCGGATAACACACCGTCCGTCAGACAGGAATCCGCTGCCGCCCGATTCGACGGCGGTAACGGCCCGAATCGTGGCTACGTCAACGCCTAATGCCGTAGCGGCCCGCTGGAAGTCGGCAGCGGTAAGTTTGGGTTTGCTCATGGCCTTTTCGTATCTTAGCTCTTGAAACGTCTTCTCTACGCTACGCCCTGACTGGCCCCCGCTGGTTGGGGCGTTGGTGGTTACGGCCGTGGTGGGTTGTTCGGCCCCGGCCCGTAGATTGTGCCGCTTGGCTTTTGATTACTCTGTACTACCCTCCCTTCCGTAGTCGGTTTTACATACTTCTTAAGTAACGCTAGTCCATCTTCTAATCTGGCATTGTCTCCGTCATTCGTCAGCCCCTGGTTTCGCAGCCGAATCAACGATCTACAAAGGGCTGAAATCGTTGCGACAACGTCGTCTGGCAGTTGCTCGCCCCCCGCCAGCTGCTCCTGCAACTTCGCTTCGCCTAGCTCCCGTACGTGGGTGCTGACGAGTTTGTCAGACCTGGAGTTTCTACCAGTACCCGGATTCGTCAGCTTGTCGCCGGGGTCGACGTCGGAAAGGGTTTGTTTACGTTTGGTCATGGCTATATGATTTAAGGGGGGCCTGGGTTTCGCTCCGCTACTAATACCCTGTTTCCATATTCTCTCGTTTGCGTCCTGAGTTTCGAACCTCAAACCAGCCGTCGCCAGTCGCTCCACGCTTTTACGCTACTAGATACCTTCCGGGGGTAGTTTTCGTCTGTCGAACGTTAGCGCTGCGGCCGCCCCAATATTGTTTACATTCCCCCACCGTTCCGCCCTTCTGACGACCACAGCAGGGGGTGGCGGGAAAGCAGGGTGGAGAGGGCGGTGTAGCGGGTCATGCGATAGCTGGCTGTTTGGCCTTCAACTGTTCTGTATAGACGGTCCATTCACTTTCGTTGAATCGGCTATCAACATAGCCGTACTTTGTCGGTATCCATTGCTTGCTATCTCGAACATGCCGTGGCTCATAACCCCGAACTTCTTCATACTCTCCTAGATCCTTATCAGCTTTGAAATTCCAGTATACCGTTGAGAATCCCCAAGCGTGGATTTCTTTTCGCAAAGCATGACAAGGCTCCCAAGGATAAGGCATTGGGGTATTGAAATATATTTCAATACTGTTGTCGTAATCGTCAGAGCCAATTGTGAAATCAATCTTTTCGTAAACTTCTGGTTCGTATTTCTCGAACAACCCAAGCAGCATATCCTCTACGCTGTCTTGTATTAGAAAAGAATCATGTAGGCGCTGCGCTATAGTGCGCGTCTGCTCTTTCTTTGCTTCCATACTTCAATTTACCATCTATTCACTTGACAGCCAAGCGATTGCGAAGATTTATTTGCGCTTCCCCTTCGATGGAATCTGCTTCACCTTGCGCGTGTCCATCGTGTCGGGCAGTACGAAGCGGGGCGGGATATTGCCCACGGGAATGACGGGGCTTTTGGCTTGACGCTCGATGCGCGTATCAATCTGACGAAGGGTGCGGGTCAGCCTGAAAAGCTGACGGGAGAGGTCGGAGATTTGGCCGGTCAGGCCGGAAACCTGCGTGGTCAGGCCCAGGTTGGCTTTGCGCTGGTCGTTAAGCAGCGTCAGTAGCGAATCGTTCTGGCGTACCAGCCGGGCCGTGCGGGCCGTGTCGTTGAGCAGTACGCGGCTATTGCGGTCCAGTTTTCCTTCTATTGAGGCTATCTTACTATCCTCCCCCCCGCCGTACTGCCGGTAGTTGAGTGCCCCGTAGGTCAGGGAGCCAAGGATAAAAATACCAATCAGTGCCCCGAGGACGGTGTTAACGACGCGCTCGACCATATCAGGGAACTGGTAGGCATCTTTATAGCGAAACCGGAGCGAGGTTCCAAAAAACAGCAGTCCCCCTGTGATCCTGACTGCGCATGTTGTTGAGTTCGGATTGGGGGTGCCCAGCGTCAGTACGTCGCCAAAGGCCAGCGCACAGGCCCCGGCGTAGGCCCACATGATGAAGATCACGAAACCCGGCAGCCGGTCGCTTTTCTGGTTCTGCTGGCTAACAATGTCTGGCGTACAGATTGCCATTGTTATTAATCCGAGTTGACTCAGAATCAATAGATACATCACTTTCCTAGTTTATCAAATGTGTCGTCTTTTTCTGCCCGTTTGTCGAACTGATCGCACAGGTAATACGCGCCAAAAGCCAGCAGGAACGCAACGTGGGGCTTCTCTAAACTAAAGGCTTTTACGATCGCCCAGTTCACGGCAATATCGGTGAAGGTCATGGCGATAAACATACCGATCGCAAAGAGAAAGAAGCGTTGACGGTTCGACTTTTTCGGGCCTTTCTTCTTATACTCCTGCCACATGATTCGCGCCGTTGACCCCATGAACGCCCAGCCGAACAGCCCCCAACCTGCCCACCCCGATAGGCTCGCAAATAGCTGACCAAGCATCGTTGCTGACCATATACCCAGCCCCCAAAATACAACAACTAGCTTATTCATTACATCAAGGGGCATCTTATTGTTTCTCAATGTGTTGAGCCGTTTACTCAACGGCAAAAAATTACGGTTCGGCGTGGAATATCTGCTACAGATTGAGTATATTTAGAGAAGAAAAGGAAATACAGACATATGGGTTAGGGTTTGCAAAGGGCTTCGGAATTCCGGGGCTTTTTTGTTTGCACGAAACGCGTTTGATGCACGTATGGAATTCTATAGTTGCACAAACTAAAGGTCTCGAATTCGATAGGTTTAAAGGTCACGGATTCGTTACCGTTAGCGAATCCTGCAACCCCATCAGCCGCTTATCCGCTGCCCGGTTCTCCCGAATCTTGCCGCTGTTGGTCAGCTTCCGGATAATGCCATTGCTTAGTTCTGCCACCCGGTCCTGCGTTTCAGCCCTTGCATCCGCGATGCCCTTACCCGTCCTGTTGATTACTTTCTCCAGATCGCTGATTTGCCCGTCTTTATTCTGAATGGTTTGGTTAGCATCCCGTAGGTCAGTTGTACGTTGTTCGAGTAGCACTCCCTGACCCGCTACCGCTGCCACAAACGCCGAATCAACCCGTAGCCCTCCCTTGCTGGTGTCAGCTAATCGCTCCGGAGCTAACAACCGGTTTTCGACCAGCCCCCGAACGGCTAGCATTTGCTGGGCAATCGCGGACATAGCCCCGACGGTGGCGCGGGTTTCAGCGTCCCGCTTTTCCCGGTCAGCGTCGGCCCTGGCCACCTTCTCGTTCTGCTCTGCCTGTTTCTGCTTCATGTCGGCAATGTCCAACTTTAGCGAAGAAATAGCCGACAGGGCGACGTTCAGACTTTCGCGCAACGTGGTGTTTTCCCGGTTCGCCTGAATCAGAAACCAGCCCAGCGTCAGCATACCCAGCACGAGTACGGAGCCGACGATCAGCGTAACGAGTCGCATCGGGTGTAGATAGTAGCCCTGTCGAGCAGGTTATGATAGTTGTTTACCTGTTGGCTGAGGCGCTGGTTATCCTCTGCCAGTGTATCGCGTTTGGCTTCCAGTACCCCCACTTCCTTCGCCCGGTTTCGCCACATGGTCGTGGCAAAAACCGTATAGACGATAAAAAGAAACCCCGCAAAAAACAGGTATTTCAGGAGCGGAAAGCGGGCTAGGGCGCTCAGAACGCCTTTTTTAATTTGTTGCAGTTGGTGTATCATCGGAAATAGGATTGATCGTGGTTTGCGTGACGGTGATCGGCAGCGGGTCTTTCACCTGCGTAATCGATACAGTGTAGCTAATCAGGTCGCGGATGATGTACGAAGTCATGCCCAGTGCCCCGGCAACGATGAGGAGCAGGATATTGATCTTGCTGTTGGCCAGATAGGTAGCCAATCCCGTCGCGGTGGTCGTTGTCGCGGAATAGCGTGAAATGCTGTCAAGTCCCCGCTTCACAATGTTCAGTATGGCCACCTGCTTTCTGGTTAGCTCCAACAGGGGCGGTATCTGCGTTGTCTCTGCCATATCAGTTAGTCGTTTGCTGCGTTTTCTACGTGGTTGGGGTCAATCGCATTGAGCAGGTTCGCCAACCATAGCCCGCCCCAGCTCAGCGCACCAAGCTCCTTGTTTTTGCCCAGCACCTTGCTGATTGTATCCTGCCATAACCCAAACGGATAGCCCACTTTTTTCACCAGAATCATGTCGAACAGATCCCGGCAGAGTACGTTACCCGCCCGATCAATCGCCAGCGCGACGGCCAGAAACGACGCGGCTGCGTATTCGCTCGGCGTCTGATTGTTCCAGCGACGCAAAGCCCGGTACAACGTCGTGGCAACGCCCGGCACAATGAGGATCGCCCCCAGCACGAGGGCGACCAGCATCAACAGAAAATTAGTCCGTAGCTGTTTCATCTTCAGGCGCTGGTTGTGGTTCGTCGATCGGTTCCGGATCAGACGGGATCTCGACTACAATTGGCGCAAGGGGCGGTTTGATCTCCGGCATAACACCGTTGTTGGCGCTCACCAACATAACCTGTACGCCCGGCTCCTGCATGACCACCAGGCCGGCCACCATATAGGCTGTCTCCGGAGAAACGTTCAGCGTTTCGGCTGACTTCTGCACGATGGTTTCGCCGGTCGCCACGTAGCGGTAGTAGGCGATTACGTCGACCCGGCCTGAGTAGGTGCGATACTGCACCTGCATGTTGGTAATGGCGGTAAAGATGATGTCGACGATCTCGTCGGTGAGCAGCTGCTGGATTTCTTCAGCAGACAGGTATTTCCAGTTGGCGCGCAGTTTTTCGGCGCTGTCGAGTTGGTACATAGCTATTGAGTAAGGGATTGTAAGTAGGAATTAGATGGCGCGTGTGGGCGATAGACAACTTTGGCGATGTGTGCATTAAGTATGCCGCTTCCTGTGTTGCGGCAACCTAGATAGATTAACGTAGGCACCCCAAACAGCCTGGTGCTGGTTATAGGAGTTAATCCCTGTCTGGTTACAGCACTGCCAGACTGATTGTAGTACATTGCGTGGTTGATGAAACCATCCGTCGGCACTGTGCCAAATTTCGCGAAGCCAGCTTCCCCGTTGTAGGCGCTCGTCCCTGTACTCCCATTATTATAAGTTTCTAAGAAGTCACGATCGTCCTGATAGGCAACTATACGTCTGTAGTTTGCTTCTGGGGGCGGAATAGTCGTCCTAACTAACCAACATCCTTCGTAAGGATTGTACCACGACCCAACCGAGAGAGAGCAAAACTCAGCCGCCCTGGTCACGCTACTGCTCGTGGTGGGGATGTAGGAGGTGGCGAAGAAGCCCACTTCTGCCTGAGCCCCCCAGATCAAAACCGGCTGAGAGGATACGAATACGTAGCGATTCCCATTCGTTGTACCCGTCGTGCTGATACGTTGCCAGCTACTGCTCGTGGTAATGGTGGTTGACGAAATGATATTATTCGTTCCTGACGTGACCACCATAATAGCGCATTGCGTATTGACCGCGTCGGTCTTAACGTAGATGCTGTTGGTAAACGTAGTGCTGGCACTGCTACTGACCTCCTGAAATATCCGGTTCGAATTGACAAAAGAAGCCTGATTAGCAGGGTTGCCGGAAACGCCTGGTACAAACCGATCTGCCGACATGGTACCGTCAGGTCCAATAGCTACGTTAGCCACAACGGAAGATGGAGGATTCGCATCATTGCCTTTCGACCAAACAGCATTATCGAAATCTGCCGATAGTCTTGCCAGATTCGTCCTGGCCTCCTCGATCAGAATTCCCCTTGGCTGCAGCGTAACGGGATCGTAATCGAACCTAGGCACATCGTTCGCCACTGTCTCAATGTTCCCCGACGCATTCACCCGTGTCGCAATCGAGTTGCGCGTAAACGTCAGGCCAGCGGGTAGCGTGCCTTTCGTGAAATCCAGCACCAGCGAGGGTGTGAACCCCTGCATCACAGGGGTTACGCTCATCTGTCCGTGTGCTGAGATGCACAGCAACAGGAAAAGAATGGTTAGCAGTCTCATTGTTTCGAGTAAAATCCGGTGAGTGTAAAGCCGCCCTGACTAGGCCGACCGACCAGCGAAAAAGCGTTATAGAGTCCCGCTGTCGTGTTCCAGTCGACTGCGCTGCCAGCCGGAAACCTGACCGTCGATGGGAACGTAGCCGTGTACCCACCAGCGCCCCCCTGGATCAACTCCAGATACAGCGAGCGACCTGGCCCAACACCTGTGATCGTCAGTGTCGTGTTACCGACCAGTGTGCCGTACACGAACGTGTTAGGCGCGGCCGACATGTCGATGGTGGCCGAGGTCGATACGTTGCCGAGATTGACTGTTACGTTCTGCACGGCGCTGATGGCAGCGTCGCGGGCGGACTGCGCCTGGTTGCGATACGTCAGGGCGTTACCCTCAGACGTGGCCGCATTGGTGGCACTGGTGCCAGCTTGCGTAGCTGACGCCTGCGCCTGCCCCGCTGAGGTGCTGGCCGACGTGGCCGACGTGTTAGCCGCGTTTCTATGCGTCAGGGCATTACCTTCGGACGTAGCTGCTGCATTCTTGGAGACCAGCGCACTGGCTTCCGACTGTCCGGCATTTGTCGCACTGTTGCCCGCCTGCGTCGCTGAAGCGGCCGACTGACCAGCTGACGCGCTCGCCGACGTGGCCGAGGTAGCGGCATTGGTCGCACTGGAGCTGGCCTGGTTGCGATACGTCTGCGCGTTCGTCTCGGACGTAGCAGCCGCATTCCGATAGGTCAGGGCGTTCGATTCTGATGTGGATGCACTGTTCGCCGATGCGAGCGACTGCCCCGCGGATGTGGATGCACTGGTGGCCGAGGTTGCGGCCGCATTCTTGTGACCCGCTGCTGCCTGCTCCGACGACAGGGCATTGCCGGCCGACGTAGCGGCTGCCGTTGCCGACGATGCCGCCTGACCGGCTGAGGAGCTGGCACTGTTGGCCTGCGTAGTAGCTGTGTTCTTCGACGTGTTGGCCGACGTGGCCGAATTGGCTGCACTGGTGGCTGAGGTGTTGGCACTGGTTGACGCATTGCCGGCACTGGTGGCGTAACCCTGCGCCTGGTCACGGGCCTGTTCAGCCCCAGATTTTGCGAATCCGGCCGCCGTAGCCGAACTGTCCGCCCGGTTCCGGGCTGCCTGTGCGAGCAGCCGATCCGCTGCGACCTGCACGCCGATCGGAGCAACCAAACTATCTACACCAGCTACGTTGATGGCGCTCTGTCTGGCGAGTTCGGCGTAGTACTGCACCAGCGCCACCGCCGGCCCCGCGTCGAGCTTAATATCCAGCACCTGCGTGCGCATATCGAGCGTCACGTTCAGGCCCGTCACGTCCGGCACGGAGATGATATTGCCCGCCGGAACGATTTCGATGTAACAGATGCCGGACCGGTACACCCGCCCATTCGCGTAGGCCAGCTTCAAATTCAGTACGTAGCGCGTGGGAGCAAGGTTGGGCAGGTTCGCATACAGGTAATCCGTCGTGTCCACCCGTTGCAAGGGGAGGCTGGCCACGGGGTTAGGTGAGGCTTCCGAGCTGCGGATTTCGGCGGTCACCGTCGTGCTCTGGCTGGGCGTGATGACCTGCCCGGCGCTCGATACAATCAGGTTGAGCGTATTGGTATTACCCTGCCGGTATTTCAGGGTAACCGGCCCCGGAGCTGGGCGTAGCTGGGCAAGTGCGGCTGCCTGAATCAGCAGAAGGAAGAGGAGTAGTTTGGCTGTTTTCATAGTCGTTAAATGCCGGTTATGGTAGCCCGGACTTTCGTACCTGTCGGGGCATTGATGAACGTATTGGCCCCTATGGTGCCCAGCGCCGACAGAATAATGTTGTTTCCTTTGATGTAGTGGTAGGTGGTCGTTTTTGCCGTTTCGGAAATGGGCGCACCGGTTACGATGTCATTGGTTGATGCGTAGGTCGTTGGCGTGGCTACCGTCGTGTTCTCCAGAATCTGCGAGAAAATAGGCGTCCCGGTCGCGGTCCCCTCGTAGGTTAGGTTTACCACGAACTCTGAGGAAACATTGGTAAGGCCACTCGCGTAAAAGGTTTTCAGACCTCCGCTCATGGCCAGCACCCCGTGGGGTAGCTGCAGATTGCGCACGTTCAACCTAACCCACCGACCAGTAGTCGCAAGCGAGCTGATGACGACGTTAAGAAACGTCATGTCTTCCGCGTCGGTAGACAGGGGCATCCAGCGGTAAAACGCCCCCTGTCCGTCGGTAGCCGTCGTTTTGCCCTGCACGAGCACAACGATATTTTGATTCGTCAGGGGTTTCGCCTTTAGATCAGCAATAGTACCCACTACGTCAATCTTAGCTGCAATGGACTGCTGCAGATAGTTCTGGTCCGCCACGGTCGGCACCTGAGCGCGGCAGAGGGCGGGAAGCAGCAGGAGGACAACAATAGCCCCCCGCGCCCGGCGCAGTTTGAGTAAGCCACCAAGGAGCAGGTTAAGCAAGAGTAAGAGATACATAGATAGATCGTTTTTGCGTATTTCAAATTCAGCCGCGTTACCGTAGCTGCCCGATGCTGACCAGAACAGCCGCCAGTAGCGGGCGGTAATGGCCGTAAAGCTGATGGTGATGTACTGGGTGTAGTTGCTCTCAGTGACGCCCGAAATCGTACCATTCGGCACCGTTGTCCAGTTGCTACCGTCCGCGCTGTACTGCACCTGAGCGCCGTTGATGCGTGTCCGTTCCCCAAAACCACCCGTGCTCTGCCGGGCCAGGATGCGGGCGGTATTGACACTGTACGCGCCCCCTAAATCGCGTCCGACGTACTTGTTTGCGTCACCGTTGGCCGCGTTGTAGAAGGTGTTGATGTTCTTATCGAACACCACCGCCGGAAAGCTGTTGGGGTCATTGTTGAATGAGCCGCCACCGTCGCTAATGACCGTACCGGTGGTCGAATAATCGGCGGTCGTGTTGGCGGGCGCGGTTGATGCGACCCCCGCAAAACTGAAATACCGCAAAGCGTTCGTTGAATCGCGCCCGATTAGCTGGTTACTGCCCGCTACCCGGCCGGGCAGGGCGCTGAGGTACGCATCAATGGCCGTGTTCAGCGCCGTGCTGTTTACGCCGGGGTTCGGGTACGTGCCGGAGAGAAAGCCGCCTGCACCGCCGGTGGGTGCGGTTGATAGTGTTACGCTATTCCCGCGTGAAATACTGAGGGTACTGCCCGACAGCGAAAGCGTCTGATCGCCCGTGTTGGCGGCAGAGAGTGAAACCACGTCCGATTGCTTGGCGTAGAATCCAGGGCCATTGCCACCGAGTGCTTCGGCGTTATCCACGATGCCATTACCCGCCGGGTCGTAGGTGTTTTTCTGCATGACGTTCGTACTGAGCCGGGCGTCAGAGAGCGTGCCGCTGGTAAGCTGGGAAGCATCCGTCGTAGCCGAACCGCCACCCGTACCAGACCCCAGCAGATACCACGGGCCCGGCGTTCCAGCGTTCACCTCACGGGTGTAGACCTGCCCGTTGCCGCCGAACTTGTAGGCTAAATCCCACCAGTAGCCGCCCGCGTCGGTTCCCGCACTGTTCTGGTGGTGATTGCGGAGCATATACCAGTTATCCGCTACACTGCCCGAGGGCATGGATGTACTGTTGACCGTGTACCAGCCAGACGGCCAGTCGTTGTTGGGGGTCGTGATGTATTTGGCACCAGAGCCCTGCCGGTCGGGTTGAAACATTTTGGCAACGGTGAGGTCTAATCCGTCCAAAATGGTGCCGTCAGGTTTGTAGTTGCCGCGTCGGATGATGTTGCCCGCGTTGTTGAAGATGTCAACGACGTTGTTGTTGGCGAACCGGTTGCCCGAGCCCCCGTTGAACTGGTCGTTGTAGATGCCGCCGGGAAAGCTGGGAGCCATAATACTTTCCACGTTTGCGCCGATCAGGTTGCCGGACCCGCCGTCACCCAGATAAACGGCCCGAACGCCGGACGTAGCAGTTCCGGAGTAGGTCAGCGTCATGCCCCGCAAATCAATATTAGTGCCCCCCTGCACGTAGACCGCTGAGTTAGCACCCGCGCCCGTTACGTTTTGAACGGCAGAGGTAATACTGAGTACGCCCGATACCTTAACGTTGTTGGGCTTTTGTAGTTTTACCGCGCGGTAGGTGGCGTAAATGGATAGTCCGTTACCCCAGGTAAAGCCGTCCAGTAGCCCGTCCTCGTTAAAAACTGCTTCGACCGTGGGGTTCAGCGTCGTAATGGAGCCGCCCGATAAGGTCAGGTTCCTGGCCACCAGATTGCCGTAGACGTGCAGGCCGTTGCCGTCGTTCGGCCCCTGCCGGATGGTATTGTTGAGAAACTGCGTGTTCTCTGAGCCGTAAAAAACCGCAAGGGCCGCGTTTTTAGCCCCGCCACCCGTGTTATTGGCGAACGTGTTGTTGCTGCCCGCTTCGTCGTCAAACAGCACGTCGTTGGAAAGAAAGCCGGTGTTACTAGCCACTGTGACGTTTTCGCCCATCGACCCCCATACCGAGCCACCGTGGTCGGCTAATCGGTTGGTACGGCTGACGGTGTTGCCGATAAAGGTCAGGTTCCTGGCCCACTTGGTAGCCGTGTTCGTGCTGTTGTTCTGCCCGTTTAGGTAGTTGCCGTCGCCACCCCACCAGCCGGGGCCGTTCACGACATCGTCAACGGTATTGTAGCTGGCAGAACCCCCGTCGACAAACTGCAAAAGCGTGGCAAAGCCGCCGTAGACGCCCGCGTCCGTCCCTTTGATCGTGTTGTTGTTGAAAGTGACGTTGTAGCAGATGTTATTGATTGTGGCCTGGGAGTAGGTGAGCCGGAACGTTTGCGGCCCCAGCACCCCGTAGCAGTTGTTGTAGCTGGCGTTGATGTTGCGCGAGTTCCGGACGTGGATCGAAATCGGGGTGTTCGTATTGCCCGCTGCCCGAATGAACGTAATGCCCGTGATAGACACGTTTTGGCAGGAGTCGACAAAGAATACTTCACCCAGGTTCGGCCCCACGATGATGGTGTCCTGCTGGCCTTCTATAACCAGGTTGTTAATGCCCCGAATCAGAACCTGATTGTTGATGTAAAGCTTACCCGTCAGTACCACCTTGCCGCCCCCCTGGTTGATCAGGTTCTGCAGCGTAGCGGCTTCGTTTACGGTGCCGGTCAAATCAGCGCTCGTGCGCTTGATCGACCGCCCGTATTCGCCCGGTACGGCGTAGATGTTCGTTACCCCGGCGGGTACTTTGTCCGCGTTCAGGTTTACGTTCCCACCAACGGCCGTGGTATTGTTTACCGACGTTACAGCGTTCTGCTGACTGCCACCCGGCGCTCCCTGATCGCCTTTGGGAAGCGTGGCGTTGATGGTCGTTACGTCGCCATTCTGCACCACCGACAGGCTGGCCGGTGTTCCCGAGGGTGCCGTCGTCACCGTGCCAATCTGAATAATGGGCTGGTAGGTTTTGGGCTTAAAGGCGTCGATTGCCTGTTGACGGGTGTACACATCGGTAAACGTCGGCCGCTGCAGAATGCTCTGTGACAGGCCCGACAGACCCTGGTTCAGGTTGGTGTTTGTTACGCCCAGGGCGTTGCGGATGGCATCAACTCGTTGGCGGTTGATTTGCAATGAGTCCCCCAGGTATTGCACCTGGTTTTGCCGGTAGGGGATGCCCCCCGGCGGTATCTGATACCCACCCGGCGGCTGGGCAAAGCAGAGGGCGGGAAGCAGCAGGAAAATAAGTAACCTTAACGTTCTCATAGCGCAAGCAGTGGCGGGGTTGGATGATTGGAATAAATGACGGGTTGACGGTAGTCGCCGGACCAGGTTTGCTTTTCGCCGGTCATATCGGTGAATTGATACTTGACGTGCGCTGGTTGCGCCGTGGCCCATTCCGAGGGTACTTCCCAGACGTCGAGAAATGTATCGCGCCCGGTCAGCGTAATCGCGTAGGAGTTGCCGATTGGGCCTGTGCCTTTGTCCAGCCAGATTCGCATACCGGTTGAGCGGTCCACGTCCTGGGCTACGTAGCGCCCGTAGGTCAACAGGTAGGTTTTACCGTTGTAGTTGGGCACGATGAGCGAGAACACCAGCGGTTTTTTCTCAAACCGCTCGTTGACGTCAGGACGTAGGTTCTGATTTTTGATCAGGTAGCGGGGGATTACCCACTGGTGAGGGACCGACTTCACCCAGTTGAAGACCGAACAGCGCTGCAGGGCTTTGGAAAAGACTTCATAGGCCCCTTTGGCCCGGCTGCGTTCCGGAAAGCCGGGGGCTGCATCGTAATTCTGTCCCAGATCGATTGATTTTTGCGGACCCATCCAGGGCCGTAAAATGTCACGAAGCCAGTACTGGGCTATCACGTCGCCTTCCAGCGCGTGGGGGTTCAGGGGTTCGGTGTTTAGCTCGGTGACGTCGTAGCTTTGTCCGGCGGGGATCTTTTCCAGGTCTTTAAACTCCCTATCGTAGCGCCACCACTGCATAAGCTTCAGGTTTTCCCAGCCGGATTGTCGCATGGCTGAGGTGGGCAAATGAACGCCCCCAGCGCGGGTTTTATAATCCGCTATCGCCACGGCTACCCGCTCGTAGCACTCGTATACCAGATCGAACGCTTCGCCCTTGCCGTACTGTGTAGATCCCAGAATGTGCGCCGATTGACCCATGATGGTCGTCGTGCGCGAATCGGTCCGGTAGACGAGCACCGTTTTGCCCTGAAACTGCTCAGTGAGGTAGTTACCGTCCGCGTCTTTTTGAAAAAAGCTCTGGTCGTCGTAGGTGTAGTGAAAGTATTCAGCACTGCCAGCCGCTGAACCAGGTGTATTTTTGATGTACTGCGCCATCGGGGTATTGGCGGCAATGGGTGCATTCTTGCTCCCCCCCAAAAAGACGGGGCTTAGAAAGTTGTGGTTCAAATATGCCGGAACGCCCGGCTCGTGGTCGGACATAGCAAGCGCGTTGCCGCCGTTGTCATAGTACGGGCCGGACGCGGGCTGGTCACCCTCAAACCGGATCAAATGAAACGGCGAGAGGTAGCTCCAGTCGTAAGGGATCAGCAACGGGGCGGGCTGCCCGTTCTGCTGGGCGCGAATTTTGGCCCCTTCCATCACGTAGCCGACCATGTTCTGGTGCTGGGTTTCGCGGCTGTTGCCCGATCGGGGGTTGGCATTATTGACCTCAAAGTCGGGATTTAGCGCCAACGGCCCCTTGCCGTTCACGGCTGCCCATTCGCCCTGCGAGAAGGTGGATTGCATGAGCGCCCCTAGTTCGCGGGCGGCATTCTGGTTATCAATCAGGTAGTGGTTCGGGCCTGCCCAATCGGCTAGCCAGGACTTGTTGGGGTTGCCAGGGTCATACTGGTTATAGTAATCAACCAGGCTTTGGGCCTGATCGAACAGGGAAGCCAGCAGGTATACCCCCCGGTCGGAAATCGTTGTCCGGTCGGGCATATTGTCCCCCACGGCGTTGTAGCCCCGACTGGTAACCAGGGGGCGCAAAGAGACGTCATTGAACTGAACGCCCGCGTAAACGACGATCATCCCGTCCGCTACCTGAAAAGCCGGAATCCGCCCGAACAGCACCGTGTTCAGCGCCGTCTGCAGGGGGAAGTCGTAGTTGTTGCCTCTCGCGCGGGGGCGGCTCTGCACGACCGGCGTCAGGCGGGGAGCCGGGGTTTTAACGAACGGCGTTCCGTTGAAGTCCGAGCCCGACGTGGTAAAGTTGTAGGTGAAGTCAAAACCGGTCGTGGTGTTGGCCGGAATGAGGGTTCCATCGGTCAGTATAATATCCAGTAGCCCACTGCGAATATCGTTCAGCAGGGTCTGGTTGATCGCAGGATATTTGTCGGTGTCGCGCTGGGCATTGCCGCGCTGGAGTTTGCCCAGGTATTTACGGCGTACGGCGACGGGTGAGATAGCCATTAGTTTGTCTGGTTTTGGTCAAACTCCCATTCAGTGATTTCTTTTGCGTCGGTAGCGGGCTGGTCGGGCGTGAGCCAGGGCGGGCCGGGCTGTTTTGTTGGAAACGGTACGATAGCATAGGCGCCGTCTTTGGCCAGACGCCAGCCCCATCCGGCCGGCAACCGGTACGACGCGGGCACCGCCCAGTCGCCGTCTTCGTTGGTTCGTTGATTGGTGGGCGTTGATTTGGGCCATAGCTTACCCTCTGCCACCAGATACCGCACGTCCTGATCCACGCCTTCGTAGAGGTTATCTCCGACCTTGTTACCCAGCAGGGCGATCTCGTCAGCGGTCAGTATATCCACCTCTTCGGCGGGGGGTAAAACGACCGGATCAACCGGCTTTACCGGCTCGGTAGCGGGTTGGTCGGGCTTAGTGATGACGTAGCCCTGCTTTACAAGCTCGCCAGCAATCAACATCACCAGCTCTTCGCTCGTGATGGTTTTGCCATTGCGTAGGATGATGATTTCGTCAGTTATCATGCTGGGTATAGTCTGGTGTAGCCGGTCATGGTCGTGGTCGGCACAACGATGTTATACTGGAAGAGAAGCGTGGCCCCGGTGCCGGTCTGCTGCGAAATGCCGACTTTAAGGTTTTTGCCCGCGTAGCTGCCGGTATCATAGAGCGCAATGCGAAGCGCCGAGCCGGTTTCTGAATCAACCGTGCTGGTGCGCTGGAAGCCCCGCCCAAAATTGTAGGAGCCGGAAGCGAGCTGTAAATCAATGTACATGGGAGAGTCCGGATAGGTGTCAGCCATGCGGAACTCCAGGCGGTCGTAGTTGCCGTTAACCCCGCCGGATTTGACGAAGCGGTACTCAATTCGCTGCGCCGTGTTGGGGGGCGTAGCATCGGTGTCGTACTCCCACTCCGTGGTTTCCTGGTTTCCACCACCCCCGCCACCGCCTGGTGGCGTGCCCACTACGACCGTATAGGGCGGGTTGCGCACAAAAGCGTTGGGGTCATTGGGGTCAGAGGGTTCCTGGGCAACGCCCGCCGGACGCCATGCTTCAATGACTTTGTAGGTGCCGGTATTGCTGTAGGGGAATGCACCCCAGATGATTTCAACCGTAGCGCCGGTCGGATCATAACTGCCCGCTTTTAGCACTGCATCCCGTATGTCCGATACACCAACGAAGGCGTCAACGCCGTTCTGCACGATAAAGAACTGCCGTACCGCCTGAACAGGGACGGTCACGTTGGCCACGCCCACCCGGCCGACGCCCGATACGTCCGAGCTGCTGACAAAGTTTATTTTCTTGACCGGCGCGCTGGCGCTGGTATTTTTCAGCGTAACCTGACGCTGAACGTTGAAGCCGATAAAGAAAATCAGCGTAATGATCGTATCCTGGGTAATCGCATCGGCGTTGGCTGAGAGCGCCCCTTTGCGAATACCCCCATCGATAAACTCACCAAAAGCCACCCCCCCGGGTGCGTCGGGTGAATAGATGATTGAGCCGTCGGGTGCGCTGAAGGTGCGCCACGTGTTATCCGACCACCGCCGTTCGAGCGCGTAAACTTCACCCTGAACCCCTTCCAGCGGACCGGCGTTACCCACGATCCGGAAGTTTTCCGCACCGTTGAGCGGCACTGGCACGTTGCTGACAACGGTAAACGGTTTAGGCACGATCGTGGCGTTATCCACACCGATACGGACGTTGGCGATGTAGTCGCCGGGTTCGAGAATGCCGCCGGTGGGCAGGTTGGCGTAGGGGAAGGCGTAGGTGCCGTTCTGGATGTTGCCGTCGATCCGGCTGAGTAGATGCCAGGTCGAATCCGGTACAGCCGCCCCGTTCACGCCCGTAACCTGACCCATGAAGTTTTCCCCATTGGAGCAGTTGGCCTGGATTGTAAGGCCCGGCCCGTCGGCTTCGTACTTGGAGAGGTTGGCGTTGATGGTCGCTGTGGTGGCGGGTGGGTTCGTGCCCCCACCTGAGCCGCCAGAAAGAGTTGGCTTTACTGGTTTTGGCCCCGTCTGGTCGCTCTCCAGCCACTTGTCGTAGAGGTAGCCGTACTGCGACAGGTTCTCAATGTCTTCGTCGGATAACCCCGAACCACCGGAGCCGTTACCAGTGCCAACCAGTTCTTTTAACCGGTCCAGCGTTACCCGCTCCTGCGCGTAGCCGATGCCCTGAATGTAGTACCACGCAACCAGACCAAAAAAGTCATTAACGGCAACCGGCTCTTTATTTCGGATGATGCCACCAACGGATATGTCTTTACTGGTGACGTAACCCATTAGCGTGTCCAGGCTCTGCGTGCCACCCGACCCGCCCCCGATATAGGGCTTTATGATCGTGGCAATCGCCGTCAGGGTCGTTATATCCGCGTCACGAAACAGCTTACCCAGCAAGGCGTTCAGTCCGTCCTCGTCGTCGGGGCTCAGATCAGCCAGATCGCCAAGAAACGTATCGAGGTACGTTTTAACCAGAAGCGGGGTAACGATCAAATCATTACTCGTACCCGCGTCAAATTCCGCCTGTGTCGCAATCCGGGCCTTACCGGCTACGGCTGTTGTGGCCTGGGGTACATCACCGCCCGGCGCTGGTCCGGTCGCCAGCAGTTCAGCGAGCGCGTTGGCGCTGACCGGCTTCTGGTTGCCCAGTACGATCAGCTCCTTGCTGCCCGCAATCTGAGCACTCCACTTGGCCCGGATCGTGGGGTCACTGCTGTTCGGTGGCTGGTTGGGAGTAACGGCCGTCAGGGCCTTACTGATAACGCCTTCCTGCCAGACGAGTTGCCCGGTCACGTAACTAGCCGCAGGATCGTACTCGAAGATGCCTGAATCTTTTAGGTTTTCCAGCGCACCACCAACGCGCGGGGCGGTGTTCGCGCCGGTCTGGCTTTCGTTTTTGATTTGGGCAATATCCGTGCCCAGGGCGTTGAGGGGCTTAAGCACGATAATGACAGGTTAAAACGTCCGTAATGCGGTTGCCCGTTTCATCTTCGACCCGTAGCCGGACGTGCATGACTTCGGCGTCCGGCTGGGCGTTGAGCCGAATCCGGTACACCTGCTTATTGACGGGCATGGGCACTTCAACCGGGGCGCCCACCACCTCGAAGGCCCCGTTGAGGTATTCGATAATGAGCGTCCCTGAATCGCCTTCCGTTAGATAGGGCAGCCACAGCATCGTATCGAAATAGTACCCCCGAAAGATGATGGGCTCTGGCAAAAGGGTTATCCACCGCCGGTTGCCGTAGAGTGACAGATCGTCTTCGCCCGGCGGGGGGATGATACTCGCCACCCAGTAGGCGAGGCCCACGTTGATGGGCAGCTCCCCCTGATCGGTGAGTGAGGTAGCTGAGACGGTGACAAAATCCGAAAAGTCGGGATCAGGCAAAAGCGTTTCGCCGTCGGGGACCAGGTTCGGCCGGGCGTGGAGCCTAACGCGGCTGCGCAAGTCAACTAGGGCGGTTCCTGTTGCCGGATCGACCTGCGCTTCAGCTACCGAGGTGCGGCCGTCAAGATGCGTCATCGAGAAGCGAATCAGCTCCCAGTCGGCCCCCGCGTCGGATTCGGCGCCAATCAGTAAAGGAAGGGCTGGCGATTTAAACCCGCCCCCGTAACCAATCAGACTATATCCGGCTGTGCCCTGGCTGGTGCGCTCGAGCGTGGCCGAAAATTCGCCGTAGCCAAAGTAGAGGGCGGGCGTCTGGTAGCTGTAGGGCGCGTAGCCGGGCTTGGTGACTTTAATCACGTACGGGTTCGGCACAAACACGTTCTGCACCAGAATCGTAAAGACGCCCTGTGCGTCGGTGAGCGCGGTAGCTCCCCGAAAAAAGTAATCCGAGAAGTCCTGACCACCCATCGTAAAGATGCGCACCGATGCCCCCGCTACCGGTTGTCCGGTCGGGGTGCTCGCCGTGAGCGTAAAGCGGGAGGTATCGGGACCGGGCAGCATCTAGTCGAAGAGAAGGGATTTAACGAGTTGGTTACCGTAGGCGGGCAGCACACCGCGCACCCGGACTTTCACCTTGACCGGATCGAAGGGCCGCGACAGTACCCGCCCCTTGTTGTGAGGGTTGGGCACTTTGATGCCTTCGTTCACTATTTTGTAGGCAATCGCCCCGGCAGCGGCCAGGGGGATAGGGATGCCCTTGATTTGAATCCATTCGCGAATGGTCTCAACAAACCGGCTGGATGGCCTACCCTTACGCCGGTTCGGCCCACGCCCGTACTGCTGCTCTTTCCAGTAGGCCGGGCCAATGACGGACAGCACCACGCTTTTACCCTCGCGGGTGACGACGGCGTGGGTATTAGCAATCGAGTAGCCCGACGCCCGGAGTCCCTCCTCACGCTGCGAAACAGCCAGATCGTTCACCAGCCCCGCACCGACACCTTCCAGAATTGGTTCCAGCTCTATAAGCATACGCCGATGGTGGGGGGAGTAAGGGTGAGGCTGAGCCTGACTGCATCGTAGTTGCGGTCGGTGAGGTTGAACAGTAGGTTGCTGGTGAAGCGGGCACCCTGCACGACGCCCATGCCGTCGAGCCGGAGAAAAACTTTCTGCATCAGGGCGGCAAGGATCGCAAGGGTCTGCTGCTTATTATCCGGCCCGTCGGACAAAGACGATGGATAAAGGATCAATAGTGAGAGGGCGTAATCGTACCGGAGCGAACCGTTACCGATTCGGGTAATGCCGCCCGAGGTGTAGCCCTCGTGGAATAACAGGGCATAGTCGCCCTGGTGGTCGGCCAGGATGTTCAGCTCTTTCTCCGTACCAAAGGCGAACGATAACGCCGGAAGCCCGGCAGCGGTAAGCTCCGGGGCCAGAAGGGCGGTAAGTTGGTCGAGTTGTTCCAGCACAGCCCGAAATTACGGGTGTTACCTCCCTTTCGGGGGCGCTGACAGGCGCTGGTAGTTGGAAAGGTATTGAGCTTTTTTTGCTTTGGCCAATAGGTGCCTTAGCGCCTGGTCGAGGGGGAGTTGAAAAGCGTCTTTTCGGGGGATGCGCTCGATTTCTGCCAGTTCCAGGACGGCAAAGTCGGTATCAAACGCTGACAGGCCCGGCGTAAGCTGTTCAGCGGCTTTAGCGGTTGGATCGCCCTCGGTGGCACAGGTTGCAAAAAGACTCTGCCAGAGAGCATTGGATGCTGACAACTGCTCAAAAAAAAAGCAGCGAGGGGTAAAAGCTCGGTGCAGGGCAGCGCGTAGAGGGCGGGTAGCACCGTCCGGGCCTCTTCGATGTCGGTGTAGGGCTGACCGGTGATGAGGGGGGAGAGGTAAATGGAAAGCAGCGCGGGGGCCACGGCAAACAGGTCTGTTTCTTCGTCTGTGCCGATGGATTCAAGTTCGTGGTCGATGTCCCACTTCTGCCCGATCGTGGTCTGAGCGCCAAGTTTGGTGGGCGGAACGATGGTTTTACCCGATACGGTAAGTGTGGTTGGTACGGGTAAGGCTTTGAAGTCGGGGGTCTGGCTAAGAAACGCCAGATGCTCCTGCACGATACCGGCCAGGTCTGGAGCCTGTAGGGGGCGGAAGTCGGCCTCGGTCTTGCCAGAGAGAATGCACAGCGCATGAACGACAGAAGCCCCGTCTGCGAGCCGGAACGCCTGTTCCAGCGTTACCTCGTCCCACGAATCAGGGAGGGTGAAGCGTAAACCGTCTGCGTTGAAGCGGGTCATGCAGGCTTGGTTGAGAAATAATACGTCAGCGGGGCTACGTTTTGAACAAAAGCAACAGAAAGGCCGCATTCGTTTAACGTTTTGGCGACGAGGTGAATCTGCTTAGACACAATATCTGTGCTTCGCATCTTCACTGTTCCCCAGTAGGAGGTTGGCGCGTCGTCTTTGTAGGCGCTAAATTCGATCAGTTCGCCCCCTGATCTGCCAACTGCCAGTTTGATGTCTTCCATGCCTAATTCAAACTTAGTTCACAACACTTATCGCCCCACTCCCAGACGTAATGCCCGCGTAGTTCCTGCCGAACGAGATAGCAGGTCAGAAATGCCCCGAAACGCTTAACGTACCAGCGGGGCGAGGGCATGGCGCAGCGGGTGTTGGTCATAACCGTCGTTGTCTAACCTGTGGCCGGTACGCTCGGGCGGTGCTGACCACAGGCGAATTTAACTCAAAATACTCTCGCATCATAAGCACATCGGAGTTATCTGGCGACCGTCCAATCAATTCCTTAACGTCTTCTTTGCTGATAACCGCCTTCTTGCCTTCCGCGTCCATATCGCGCTGCTTGACCTGCTCCAATTCTTCAACGGTGTCTTCTACTTCCTTCTCACTCATGACGTTCGGCAGAATATAAATACCCGCCTGGTTGATACGGTCGGCCAATCGAAAATAGCACTGTGATTTTAGGTTATTGTAGTTCGGCGTCTGCTTACCGTCGGGGGTCCGCTCTTCCATCGGTCGGGCGTTATTGACAAAACCCTTGCAGCCTACCGTGTCGGTAACGCCCCCGCCGACCCCGTCGTCATCGACCACGACCTGAGACGCTGGAACGCTGTACTCAGTCATCATAACCCGAACAGCCGCGGCTACTTCCGGAACCGAGGCCCCTTTGATGGTTCGGTAAGCAATGACGCGCCACCCATCCCAAACGCATATCTTCGTCGTGTCACGGCCATAGCGGGCCACGTCGCAGGTGATGAACTTACGCCCGCCCCCAATGTGTTCATTTTGCCAAAGATCCAGAATTTTGTCGTAGTCAATCAGCGCCGATGGGTCGTCGTCGTACTCCCAGTTACCAAAGAGCAGGCGCTGTTTCTCGTTGACGCTTAATGTTCGGTGCAGGTTCTCCAGGTAACCCGCGGGTAGCCGTTTATTATCCTGTGGTAGTGCCTGCACGAACCGTTTCCAGGCTTCAAGCTCCCGGTCCTTTGCTTTGCGGTAGTACTGCTTATACAGGTAGTTCTTGGCCGGGTTGCAGGTCTGCAGTAGCTTAGGGGTAAGTCCGTAAACATCGTTCTTCCAGCGACCGATTGATGCTGATAAGTTATTCTTGGCTGCTTCTTTGAACTCCCCGGCTTCTTCGATCCAGCCGCGGGTCATCTGCATGGAGCCAAACCGGGCGTAAAGCGGATCGCGGGGAAGGTACTTGGCGTCCAGCAGGTAGACACGGCTTTTGTTGTAGCAAGTGTAGTAGTTATCCTGCCCGTTGTAGTCATAGTACTGCTGACCGATGCCCCAATGTTCAAAGACTTCGTGAATAGAGGGGATGGTAAACTTTCGAATATTGGTCAACGAGTCACGGGCAATAAAGTAATGCGTTTCGGGGTAGGTGAAAGCATCGCCAAAGATGAGCGAACAGCCGAGGTAGCTCTTTCCCGATCCTTTTGAACCGCCGTAAACGATGTCGGTGACATCGTTATCCTGCCAGAGCCTGCAGACGTCTTTTTGTTTCTCGTTGCCGAATGTGTTGAATTGAAGCTGCATGGTCACAGCACCTGCATACCGGTGATTTGTTTGATTTCGACGGTGCTATCAACTTGCGTCCTATCTTCCCAGCCCATGTTCTTTAAAGCGAAAATAACCCCACCACCTTTGGCAAAAGGCAGTATATCTTCGTATTCGCTCTCAATGATCATTAGCGCGCGTTTTAACGGGTACGAAAAACTCTCACGCTTCAAATACTCATACATCGTTGATCTTGACTCGAAGCCAAGAAAGAGGGCGAGGGTAGTTATTTTAGGCCGGTCGGGGGCGCGAGTACAGACACGTTTTGAGACTTCGGTAGGTATGGTATCCATCTTGCCAGTCTCGCTATTTTTCTTACGTTTGTTAACTGTTTCGGTTTGGTCTTCGTATTCGCCTTGACAGTATTCGAAGTACTCCTCTATACGTTGTTCTAACTCTTCAGCATTGGCATACTTAGCCGGTCGTCCATGACCAAGCGCATACCTGTTGCCTTTGGGAGCGGTAAAAGCCATACCTAAATATACTAATTAATTCCCAAGCCGGCTAGGGCTTCGGCGTTGTGCTTTGCGAATCGTGGGCCTACCTGAAAACCCCGAAGCGGGCGGGCATGCCTGATCTAAGTTCCAGTTGATCTTGGAGAGCTGCAGGGCAACCCGGCTCGCTAGCCCTTCGTACTGCTTCACCAGCGTCAGCCGTTCGCTCGTGCTCAAATCCTGCGACTGATCGCGCGACTTGTTGACAAAGCCGGTCTGAGTCAACGTGACGTTCGCGCGGGTCAGGTAGATGCTCCAGACCGCGTAAGTCATGAATTTACGAATGAGCCGCCCGTTCACGAACTGTTCGGCGGTAAGCGTTTCGGTGGGAGTGAATGCGTCGGGGCCAAGCGCGAAGGCGTCATTGGCAAGTATCGTCCGGTAAGCGGTGATGGTAGCGGACTCGAGCACGTCAGCCAGCCACCCCTCGGCAACTTGACTAACGATCGGGGTGAGCTTTTCAGCAATGCCCGGCCCCTCACCCCGGCCCGGCATCTTCACCGAAACGGGCAGCGGGCCGATGTACTGCTCAATATCATTCAGCGATAGCAGCGGTTCCATCGTCGTCGGGGAAGTAGTTTAGGTTTTCAATCGTGAAATCCCGGTCACCCAGCGGCCGGTGCCAATGGGCAAAGATTTGGGCGTAGACGCGGCTGATGGAGCGCTGGTAGCGGTTGACCGTCTGCTGCATGAGCTGGGAGAACAACTTGATCTGAATCTGGGTGAAGCTGATACCACCCGTCGACTTACGAACGCCCATCAACTCGTTAGGCACCCTGGTTCGGCGGCTAATGTGTTCGGCTACGTAGTCGCCCATTGCCGTGTAGCGGTTAGACAGGTCTGATCCGCTTGTCGGCATGAACTCCATCGCTTCCAATTCCTCAATGGTATCGGCTTCAATACAGACGATACTAGCTGCGTTTTCGGCGCCCTGATGTTGCGTCAATCGGTTTTGGATTGAATCTTCATCACGATTACCCTCATCCCGAGCGTCGCTTTTCTTCAGTGTCTTGAATACCCCAGAGGTAGCAAAATCCTGCGTCACCACCCGGTAGTAGTAGGTGCTCAGTTCCTTCTCGGCTTCAAACATCACCGACCCGCCCGCGTAGCTTGGCGTATGGTAAACCTCACCCTTCCGGCGCGTTCCGGCAATGACGTGAACCAGTTGACCCTGATACTTTTCAATACCGCCAGCCTCTTCGATTTGGGCGAACACAACCTCCTTTCGGGGGTTGAAGAGGTGAACGACCTTGTGCTCTTTCGCCCGTTTTGGAAACAGGGTCGAGCCGAGATAGGGAAAGATGCCCGCCCGCGTGATGTTACCCAGATCATCGGGGGCCATGAACCGCACCTGTTCGGGCGGTACGTGCTGCATCCCAACGATTTCGGCCAGCGCGTTAAAGCTAAGGTGCAGACAGATCACTTCCAGGTCAGCGACGCCCGAACAGTTGGCCGCGTGAACATCATCGAACGTTTCGCCCTTGCGGTTGACGATCATTTCGGACAGGGCCAAATCCTTCAGGCCGTTGCCCTCAATGAACTCAGCCCGAACGGACATCGCCGCCGACGCCGTGTCGGATTCGTCGATTACGTCCAGCAGCGTTTGCGGGTAGAGGTTATCCCAGCCCCAATCAAGAAAGCCCGTCACGGTGCGAGACTGGGTGACGGGCACTTTCTTATTAGTCGGCTTCGATTTGCGAAGGGTTGCCATGCACTAGCGGTTGGCGGTGATTACTTTTTGTCGTCGTCTTTTTTTTTGGCTTCCCCGGTGGATGCCGCCGGTGCTTTGTAGTCCGGATTCAGGATGATTAACTCCTTGTACCCCTCATCCATTTTCAGCAGCGCTTCGGCGGCTTCGTCGTTCAGGGGCGTGACGCCGGTCGTGGCGGCCGGGGAGTTGGAAAAAATCGTACCGTGGGAAGGCGAATGAAACGAACCCACTTCCGGGTTCACCATGTATTTGTTGGTGGTCGTTGCCATGATGGTTTTATTGATGCGTCGTAGGTGCAAGCGAAAGTGCGTCAGCATGTCGTTCTTCCAGTTCGGGCAGGACGTACAGGTCGTTGCACCGAGATCCAGCAGATACCGTGCTTTTAGCCGGGCAAGGTTCTCGTCGCTGAGAATGCCTTGCCCGTACCAAGCGGATATAATTTCCGCTAATTCGTCGTCCGAAGTAATCGGCTCCATATTAGGCGGTCGCCGTCGCCAGCGTTTCCAGGTAATCGGCGGTGTCGTCCAGGGTCGCCGTCTTGTGGCGCAGCGTCTTGGCTGTTTCTTTCTCCTGAGCCGCCTGGAACTCCAGGGTAAACTGGCCGGGGTTGTTGGCGTCGTTGGAGTCGTTGGTCAGGTTGGTCATTGACATGCCGGTCGAAAAACCCATCAGCTTCCAGCGGCCGAACTCACCCTGTTGTTTGATGATCGCCACTAGGTCAGTGCGGTTGGTCAGCTTATCGATTTCGGCGTCGGCTTCGGGGCTGTTATCGAACACCATGAACCGAAAACCGTGGGTGATGCTATTGCCGTTATCGTTGGCAGAAAAGCCCTGCGTACCCTGGGCGGATAGCTTATAGCCCTCCCAGCGCTTTAGCTTTTTGCCCGTCTTCAGTGTCAGGGCGGTGATGATTTTTGCGCCAACCGCCGGGTCGGTAGCCGACGTGTCGGTGGTATAGGACAGCAGTTCGTCGCGCGTGAAGACGTACATCTTCTCGTAGAGGCCCTGCCCGTTGGGTTGGCAGGAATTGACCAGATCGCGCGTTAAGGCAGAGACAGATACGCAGCTCATATAGTAAGAGTAGTTAGGGCGAACCAAGAGTTGTCTTGGCCCGCCCGGTGAGACAATTAGTAAGCTGCGACCACGAGGGCGTCGTCTGCAATTTGCATATCGGCGGCATACGTCTGGCGGGCGTTCCAGAGTTCAGTGTCCTGCGACGACCAAACTTCAAGGCCCGCGCTACCCGAATCGTCAACCGGCGTCGCGTCGAAGCGAAGCTGCAGGTTGCCTTTCACGGTCAATAGCGCGCGGTGCGGGCGGTCAATTTTGCCAGCCTTTTTAAAGTAGCCGCCCAAAAACTCATCCCACTCGGGAACAACCATGATCGGAACGCCCCGGAAGGTGGGCAGCGATACGCCGTCAGCCTGAGCTACGTAAGCCAGATCCAGATTTTTCGATTCGCGGTAGATCGTCCAGGCGTCGAAGATGCTGTGCGATACCATAAACAGCTTATTAGCCGTTGGCTGGCTGTACAGCCGGGGATCGGCCGCTGAGAACATGGCCTGGAAGATGGCGGGCACGTCGTTCGGATCAAGCACCTGATCGCCCGTCGGGTTGTTGGCAGCGATTGGCACCAGCTTGGTTAGTTGAGCCGCAATGCCCAGCTCAACGTTACGCCATGCCCCGTTGAAGGTCTTGAAGTACGGCACGAGCTGGGCCGCTGTCAAGGTGTCACCACTAGCGGCTGCGTAAGAAGCAGTCAATTTGGCTTCCGTCATGTTGCGGTCAGCAAACCAGGCCATGCGAAGCAAATCTTCGTAGATAGCGTACTCCAGCATGTCAATGCAGTAGTCCCCGTACACCGTGTCGCCAAGATTCTTCTTGTCGTTACCAGCGTTCAGATACCACTCTTCGGCCTGTCCCCGCAGCACCTTCCAGCACTCCTGATACCAGGCTTTCAGATCGACCGGGGCAAACGTTTTGTTGGTCTTGCGGGTGTTGCGCGTCGTGGCTCCTAATCCGCAGCCGGGGTCGACCGTCGTAATCAGGCCAACCCGTTCCAGGAATTGCACGATCAGGCGACCTTTCAGTCCTTCCGTGATCGCAAAGTACTTCGACAACGCCGGGCGATCTACGGCCGGGCGGAGCGTTAATTCAGCGGCTTCGTGACCCTGGTAGGTAAAGCTCGCGTCGGGGGTAAATGCCATTGTTTATTTAAGTTTAGCTGTCTGATAATGCTTGGTTATTTGCGGTTGGCCAGGCGCTTTGCTTTGCGGTCAGCGGCCGTTTCGGGCGCTTCCGGCACCCGCTTGTCAATCGGTGTTTCGTTCACGCGGGCCGTTACAGGGTCGGCGGATTCCATGCCCTTTAGCACAGAGGTGACGCGGGCTTTGAACTGCTCGTGCTCTGACTTCAGCGAAGACACAGTAGTGTCAAGGGCAAGCAGTCTCTCGTGCTCTGCTTTGCTGATTGTGATTGTTTCGGGCGCGGCCTCAGCGGTTGGTTCGGGCGTTTCGGGCTGTTCTTCGTCCGTCACCGGATCAATAATATCCGAGATAGCACCAGCGGCAACGACAATTGTAAATCCGTCGGACAGCAGGTATTCGCCGTCTGGTACTTCGGTGCCGTCTTCGTAGGCCAGCGCGTCGCCAATCACATAGGTTTCCCCGGCGGCATCAATATCGAGCACCTTGCCGTCAACGGTGTTCACGGTTAAGCTGGTCGTCTGTTTGCCTTCCATAAGGCCAAGTAGGCCCTTTAGCCCTGCTACCAGCAAGGTGTTGCGTTTTGCCATGTTTGTATTGGATGAGTTGTTTTTTGAAAGAGAAAGCCCCGTTTTGCCATCTTTCAGTAGGGCGTAGATGGGGCGGTGAAGCGAGCGACTTGCCTGAACAGCAGCGCCCATATAGAGGCCGGTAGCCCAGCCAAACGCAATAGATTCTTCGGCGGTAAACTCGTGGTCTTCGCCGTCGGCAAAGACGCCAGCAATGACTGATTCGGATTTGCCCGTTACGGCGGTAAACAATTCAATGCACCGCTGTTCTTCAAAGGCCAGTTTATCTAAGTAGGCTGCATAGCTGACCCGGTTGCCCGGCGGCAGGCCATCGCCGTAGTTCGGCAGATGGAAGAGCAGTTGCGCGTGGGGAGTCATTAGCCGCTCTTTGGCCGCTGACAGTAGGATAGTTCCCATTGAGGCCACCATGCCGACGGCAATGGTTCGCAGGTTGGGTAACGTGATCATGTAATCGTACATCGCCCAGCCCTCTTCCATAACCCCGCCAGGGGTTTTAAGAAAGATGTCGTAGCCATCAGCCTGCCCAGCAGCCTGAACAAGTCGCTGCAGTTTCGTGAGGGAAATACACGGCGGATCGCCGGGTTCTACCCACTCGTCAGGCATGATGATACCACTAAGGTTAATCTTGACAATCTTCGGCATTGGGGGCTATTGTGTAGCGGATAATCAATGCAACGAAGTTGATAAGTACCACGCTTATCTGTATATTCAGGCACTGAAAAGCTCAATACCTTTCCAACTAAACCACTGATTGACTGTGGACGAACGACTCGAACGGCTACTAATACGGGTAAAGTCAGGCGACGGAATAAAAAAAGCCCTGGAAGTTGAAAAGTGCCATCACTGGTACTATAGCGAAGAGGTTACCCCGGCCGATCGGGCGATCATTATGGCAGCCCGGCGGGAGTACACCGAGCGGGCGAAGTATCCCCAGGGCCGGGTAATCCAGCCGGGACGGCACAGCGGTTCGTTCTTATCGGTAGAAATGCAGGATCACAAGCTAGGCCAGTACAAGGCGATTTGTGATCTGAACGGCACGACGGTCAGCCAGCAGACGCGCTCGCTGATCAATACCTTCATCAGCGAGCACAAGTCAATGCTATAAAAAAAGCCCCACTGATTGAGTGAGGCTTTCGCGTTTTTGGGTAGAAAGGGGCTTGCTAGAAGTCCGACTTCTTTGCCTTCATGGCCTGCTCCAGATTTTGGAGCATGGCCTTAATATTTTCATCAGCTTTAACCGCGTACTTGATGCTGTTTCGCTTTAGCATGGGACGTTCCATAAATTCGGCTATCGTCCAGACGTAGCGACCCATTGACCGTGCGGACGGATGGCTTGCGCTAACCGTTAAATCGTTGACCGTGTATCGGTAACGCCCGTCTTTTATCTCCAGAATGATTGCGTGGTTCAGGTAACCGTCTGACCGGTAGGTCATATTAAACAGCCAGGGTGTGTAAAGTGAACCTTTGGCAATTAACATGCCGCCGTCCTTATCGGCTAGTTGCAGCGCTTCGGTAGCGCTTGGATAGTACGTAACAATCCATTGCTTTGCTTTATCAAAGAGTTGATTTTTCGACTCGCTGGGCACTGGCACGACGTCAGAGTATTCGACGGCACCTGACTTAACCGGCATAACATCGCTGAGTGAGCCTTGGGCATGGGACAGATAACTAACAGATAGAAGTAATAATGTAAGGAAGAACTTCATGGCGTAAGGGTTTTTAGCCCTAACATACGCACGAAGTTTTATTTCTTACAAATCCGCCTGCACCTCAACCTTTCTGATGTCCTTCTGAACGCGGTCAAACGCTTCAACAGAAACCACCGTTTTAACGTCTTTCATACCCTCCCGTACGGCCCTCGCAATCGCTACGGCATCGGTTGTCAGGCTCACCCCCCCCAGGTTGTAGGTGGGAGTCATGTTCTGGGTGGAGAGCCGGTTCGCCGTTAGGCCAGGGAACGCCCGGCCACCGCCCGCAACGTTGATCGCTGACAGTTCCTTATAGAACTTCTGAGTAGAGCGGGCATTGATGATGGCCTCTCCGTTGCTGATTCGGGCATTGATGCTATCGCTGGTGCCCGTTCCCGGCCCCTGTACGTAAGCGCCCCGGTTGTCGGAACGGTAGTACCCCCCGCGGGCGAACTTTTGGTTGTCGATCAGGATTTGATTGGCAAGACCTGTAGCGCCCACCAGAGCCGCCGTAATAAAGTTAAACGGAGGTGGTAGTTTGAAGGCGTTCGTGATGCCCTGCGCAGTGGCGATAATATTCTCAATGCTGGCAATCTTCCGGCGCTTTTCGGCGGCTTCCTTTTCGATCTTTTCCCGCTTTTTCTGGAAGTCCTTTTCGATCTTTTCCCGCTGGTCGCTGGTCAGGGCGGCCGAACTTAAGAGCGCTTCCTGCTGATCGTCCAGGGCTTTGGTCTGCCGCTGAACGCTGGCCTCAACAAACGAAGACAGGGTGGAGGATGCTGTCTGGGTAGCCTGTAATATGTTGCCCGCAATATCTTCGGCGGTCTGGACTTCAAGCTCCTTGTTCTTCGTGCGGTATTTGGCCCGGATCTTCTCCTTCTCCTTCTCCTTTTCCTCCTCAGTGCCTTTTACCGCGTCCAGTTCGGCCTTCTGCTCTTCGGCCAGTCGCTGCTTCTGAAGTTTAAAATACTTGATCGTACCCGCTTTGGTATCGGCAATCTTCTGATCGATTATTTCCAGGTTATTCTTATGCTCCAGCTCCTTCTCCTGACGCATATTCTCCTTCCGGGCGGCCAGGGCTTTGGCCTGAACAGCATTGATCTGGTTGAGGTATTCTTCGCCGGTGATCTGGCCGTACTTGAGTTGCAAATCCAGCAAATCAACCTGGGTTTTCTCTTCCAAATCAATCCGCTTGCGGGCGATTTCAATATCTACTTTCAGGGACTGGTCGCCAAAATCCTGTTCGACCTGCAGGCGACGTTCGGCAGCAGCGGCCTGTTTCTGCACCTGATCCTGGGCAAACTGAGCACGGGCGTCCTCAATGGCCCGTTCGGCGTTCAGCACAATATCACTCTGCCGTTCGCGGAACTGGGTTTCGTTAAGTTGCCGGGCTTTGTACTGTTTTTCAAGTTCGACCTGCTGCTGACGGCTTTCCTGCCGGATCTGCTCAATGCGTAGGTCCAGCTCCTGTTTGCTGCCCCGCTGGGTTAAGGCAAGGGTGGCCGATATTTCGGCTTTGCGGGTACCAATCTCCAGGTTCAGCAGTTCAGCCGCGTGCTCGATTCGTTTGTCCAGAATCGCCTTGTTGGTCTGGGCATCGATGAGTTGGCGCTGCTTCGAGTTTTTAGCGAGCCCGACTTTTTGGGCGTTCCCCTGGGCAACGATTAAGGCCTCTTCCAGTTTCAGGGTGTCTTTGCCTGCCTGCCTGGCCTGCAGCACCCGTAGCTCTGCCAGGTACACGGCATTATCAGCAGCTTGTTTGGCGGCTTCCTTCGCTTTGGCAGCAGCTTCGGCGTTAATGGCGTTCAGGGAGTTGTTTAATTCGGTTTGCTTGCCGAACGATTCTTCCCGTATGTCAGCCAGTTCGATTTCGGCATCAATGAGCTTCTGCCGGTCTTCGCTGCTGACCAGGTTGCCCCGTAGTTTGATCTCAGCCTGAATGTTTTTTATCCGCTGCTCCTGCAGGGCGATCTGCGTTTTCAGCGTCGCGTTCTCTAAATCGAAGGCGGCTTTAGCGGCTTTGGAGCGCGAGGCCGTGGATTTTGTAACGTCTTCGGAGGCTAATTTCAACCGTTCAATTTCGGCCCGGTTCTGAGCGCGGGCCAAAAGGACCTGCTGCTCGGAATCCCGGATGATCTGATTCTGCCGTTCGATGGCCTGACCTAGCTTATAGGCTTCCGCTGCCGCGTCGCCCGCCCCTTTGAAGGCGTCGAAGAAATCAAGCAGCGCTTTTTTGGGGTTGGTAAAAACTTTAGTGAGCGCTTCCCCCGCCCTGGCAATCGTGCCGACCACGACATCAACAGCCGCGCCGACGCCCGCCATTTTGCGAGACAGAAAGTCCATCCCTACCTGCGTTTTAGTCAAGTAGGTGATCAGCGCCCCGATGGCCAGCACCAACAGACCAATCCCCGTTCCGGCAATAGCCGCTTTAATCCCGGTCAGCCCCCCCTTGAAGGCAGACAGGCCGGTCTTTGCATTGCTCAGAAACCCTTTTACCTGATCAAGCCGACCCCCAAAACCGCCCGTTACTTCGCTCAATACATCGAAAGCGGAAGCGGCTGGCTTGGCCTCATCGGCCACCGTTGAAATTTCCCGCTTAAGGCCCGCGATTTTAAAGCCAATCCGTTCGTAGGCTTCCCCGCCGTCCTGACCCAGGGCTTTTTGTTCTTCTTCGAGTTTAACCAACTCGGTAGTCGTAGTGCGGATTGCTTCGCCATAGGTTTTTACTTTATCCTGAACATCGTCAAACGTTTTGCCCGATTCGGCGCCAACGCGGTTGATTTGCTGCTGAAAACCGATGATGCGCTTACCAACGGCCTCGTACTGGGGTGAGCCTTTGTCGAGCGCCTTCTGCTCCTCCTGAAGTTTGATTAGTTCAGCAATCAGCGGCTCAATGGACTTGGCCACAACGGCGTAGTTACCCACCTGACGCTGGTAGCGGTCGGTCAGCTTTTCGGCTTCGAGCAGCTCCTGATTGGTCGCGTTGATCTGCTTCTGCAAGGTTCCCCCGGCCGCCCCTTCCCGGTCAGCGCGGGATAAACTATCGTAGGCTTTATTGAGATTCGACAGGTTGGCCCGTAGGGATATGAGCGAACCTTCCGCTTCGACTACGACCTTGCGGTTGTTGTCCATCTCTTTGCGGTTTTCACGTAGCGACGCCGTCAGGGCCGACCGCTGCCGCACGATGCCTTCCATCGCGGCCTCGTACTTGTCGGATTCGATCGCGCTTTCCTGGTACTGTTTTTGGAGCAGCTTCTCCTCTGCCTTCAGGGCCGTTAGTTGCTGACGGATCTGGACAATCTTTTTTTCGACCTCCTCTTCCGATACCCGGATTTTTATCAGTACCTCATCGGGCCTTTCGTCTGCCATGCTAGTAAGGAATTAGCGTAACCCGGCAGGGGTAGCCCGGTACGTAGTTAGAAATCTTATTGAGGTAGAAAACGTGGTTTGAGAGTTGCAGCGAACCGGCCCGGACAAATGAAAGCCGTACGGGCCTGGTCAGGTCCAGACTGGCCACGTCGTCCGCCGTCAGCATCATCGAGAGCGTCAGGGCGCGGGGCCGTCTGAGTACGCGGGTTAGCCCCTTAAAATAGCGCTGAATGAGCGTCTGTTCACGCTGAACAAAGCTGACCCGATCGAAAGTCAGAGAGTAGGCGTTGTTGCCCGCGTTGGCACCAAGTGGCCGGTCAGCCCACCAGCAAGCAGTAAGCGTTACGGGCTTCACTTCATCTGGGATGCCTTCCGCCGTAACGTTGGCTTTGGCGGTCAGTGTCTTGCCCGGTTCAATCAGTACCAGACGGGGCGTAGTGGCTGACCGTTCCAGCGTTCCGTTTTTGATCGTGCGCGTTGGGATGGTGACGGGGCTACCGTAACCGGTCAGCGCCTTTTCGGAGTTGAGACAGGCCGCAAAGGGTAGTTCGAACAGGTCAGCCGTTGTGGGCAGGTTGGGGGCGTCGACGCGGATCTGTCCGTCGCCGTAGGTGCTGACCTTATCCAGCGCCTTCCACTTAACGTTGTTCACCTGCCCGTAGGGTTCCAGCGTTACCAGCAGTTCGGGCTCTTCGGATTCCTCCACGCGGGTCGACCAGTCCACGGCCTTGTCGGTATTGGCAACAACTTCGCTCAGGGGAATAAGGGTTACCGTTTTGCGTACATCGTCCACGGCGTAGGTAGCCGAACACAGCAGCGCGATTGATTTAAGCACCTCGGTACACGCCATGTCGGGCAAATTGCGGGCCACCAGCCAGTCGTCGCCGGGGTATAGTTTCGGATCGGGCGTAAAGGATGCCCAGCAGGTGGTCGGGTCAATGTAGCCCAGCACCATAAACCGGCCGACGAGGGTGCGACGGCGAAGAATGAAGCGAATCCGGATCTGATCGCCCGCCTTGCAGTTAATCGTCTCGTCAAGACTGATTGTCTGTTGGGCGGAAAACGTAATGTTGTACACCCCTGAATAGTTGTCACCCACCTGTGCGACGTTCTGCCCGTTGCGCTCAACGATCAACAGCACTTCGACCGCACCCGTCGTAACCTTTAGCTTGAACGTCTGGCTGGCCTGAACGCGCAGTTTCATGGCCCGGTCGCAGACGTAGGCTTTCAGAGACGTATTGAAGTTGTTTTGCTTGCCGTCGAAAAAGTAATTATCCGGGTCGTTGTCCTGGTTGAACTCGTAGAGTACTTCGGTCTTCCCAGAACCCGACATCTGCAGCGAGTTTCTTACCGTCACGCGGGCTGATCGATCCGTCACCCACTGCTCGTCGTGGCTTTGGGGTTCGTCATCCACAAACGGCAGGGCGATCCGGTTGAGTAGCAGATCGTTCAGCCATTCGCCCGCCGGACGGTAACCCGTTTCGGTGAGCATCTGCTCAATGATCGTGCGGGCGTAGACGGACGGAAACAGGGCATCCGAGGCAAAGGTGTCTTTATCAAAGTTGCCGTAATCAATGACGGGGTACACCGCCCCCGCCGTAGCTCCTGCCAGCGCCGAAATGCCCGCGACAGTCCAGGGATGGTTATAGCGGTCGAGGTTCAGGGTACGAATGGAGCGGTCACCCAGGGCATCAAACAAACTGCGTGTCGCCTGAAAGAGCTGCACTTTCCAGCCGCCCTGAAAGGATTCAAGCCGGGCCGATGCGCCGGGCATCAGATCAACCCCGTCGAAGATCAGCTTCGCCTTAAACACCGCGTAGGGGTATTTACCACCCGCGTCGAGCTGTTCGGCGTTTTCGGTCAGATCCCGAATCGTGAGGGTATCGGGCAGGCTGAATGAGAGCGAGTAGCTGGTCTGGATGGTATCGGGCTTAGTGAGATCGTTCGCCTGAAAATTCAAGGCAGGTTCTGCTTCCGCCACCCAGACGCCGTTGAGATAGAGTCCGTCAACAATCATCGGCGCTGGGACCTCCGGGCCGGTAGGGTAAAAGTAACAGAGAGAGTATGGGTGGCACTGCGTGAGGTGTGCACCGGAAACGTGCCGGGATCAATCGTGACCGGCACCTGATGAAATACGCCGTCTTTGTCGGGGGCAAGTAGATACACCGCTACCGAATCGTAGATAGTGGCAACGGCTTCGGCCTGCTCAGCGGTTAGCCCCGACGTGCGGGCGGTAATAACGTAAGCCGATTCTTTTTGGGTAGCCAGCGTAAGTCCCGCCTGCCGGGCATCGCCCCGCGAGGAAACGGTCTTGTCGGTGCTCATTGGCCCGTCGAACAGCCAGTAAGGCCAACCGGTCGGAGACTGCCAGGTCAGAAACGCGCCGGGCGTGCGGCACTCCCCCGGTACGCTGGGGGTCGTGGGCGTAATGAGCACCCCCTGAAAGGTAGCGTCGAACGTTAAATCAAACGTTCCGGTGGGGGTGGTAAGGCTGGGGATTGTTGGCACAGGGCGAAGTTCGCCGGTGCGCTATATGAGCAAGGGGGTAGGAACTGGAAAGGTATTGAGGTTTTTTACTTCATATCCGGAAACACGTCGTAAAACTCTATCAACTGCTGCTCCAGCAATTCCGGCGTCAATTCGGGCGTGGGTTGTTTGGGCATGGGGTTAGCGTTTGTAGTGATTGCGCAATAGCTGATTATTGTTAGTGGTAGGCCCGGTCTTGTGTTTGCCGCACTTGATCGGGCTGTCTATTTTAGACTATTAAAAATGGCGATAACTCTTTGATTTTCAAAGTATTTCACTAACTTTATAGTGTAAATAATCGGCTATTTATGAGTAACTTAAACCTTAAAGCGGTACGTAAATTTTATGGACTATCTGCTACCGATATGTCCCGAATTTGTGGATTTGGTCCCAACCAATGGCGGCTTTACGAAAATGGGGAAGCATCGCCAAATTCGAGCAACTACAACCTTATTGTGTTAGTTGTTGATCCCTATAGCTTTCAGCGCCTACTTAAGGTTCTGTCCGATGTTGACCGGGTAGCAATGGGTAAGCGATACGATATGGCCCTACAAAAGACAAAGAATGTCTGCTGGGATTTGGAAAATCTAGTTGAGGCATCACGACGCGATTTAGTTCAAGCCTGGAGAAACAGCCTAAAAGAGCCGGAAGAAGTTTAGCTGCATTTTACCCCCAAATAGGCCGCAATTTGCTGGATGGATAGGTCGGTGGTTGTCATGGCTGGTTCTGGTAGATGAAGCTGGCAAGCACGATCGGCTCAACACGCATACCCACAGCGGTACGTTCAAACACAACATCATCGGCAAGCTGCACGGGCGTCATAGCACTAATGAAGTAATGAACTTGGCCACCCAAGTCATCATCAGGCGAATACCAATTGCAGATCTGAGCGATCAGACCCCTCGTATCGTTAGCGTACTTAATAACGCAACGCTTGGCCTGCGGGCAGATGCTGGTCGCATCAACGATTTTCGTCGCTTCAAGGCTTTGCTGGGCTCGGTAATCATACAGACCCAATGTTTTCTTTGCTACTTCTTCAACTGGTCTCATCCTTTCTTCTCTTCGTTTTGGTTTACCAGCCCCGGCGAGGGGGTTAGGCAAACAATAAAAATTGACCATTTTCGGACAAGACAGGCTCTGGACAATTAGCCTTGCTACATTCTTGGGCCATACGCGTAAGCACATGCGCGGGCATATCACTTGCCTGTCCGTAGGCGCACGGGCGCATCAGCCCAGAAATTTTGACGCGCCGACTAAATCCAGATAAACTCTCCAACCCTTCCCGAAAACCGGACGACTTTGCCTGTTGTTGATAAGCATCTAATAGCGATTCTGCCTGCAAGGCGGTCGAGTACGTATATTGCCCTTGATGATAGCCATAAACGATAAAAACCTTGTGCCACCGCGTTTTGCGCAGGATGTTAGCCCGAATTTGTCCGGCACGATTTCGCAAAAAGCTACCTTCATGATACGCTAACTCATGCCAACTGGGTCGCTGTTGTTCGTCAGGTTTCATTTTTCTTTTCATCTATCCCCGCCGTCCGTGTGTTCGGGGGCGAGGGGGTTAGTAGTAGTGGTTTTAGATCCCGGCGCGGGGCATAGGCTTAATCGAGAACGAAGCAGGATTTACCACGCCATCAGCGCCTTTACGCCCCCAGCGTTCATTGTGCCATTGGCGCAACGCTTCGCCATGTTCCCAGCACTGAGAGAGAACATTCACGGCAGCGCCGAACATGAATCCCGTAATGCCCAAATAGCTTGGTTCGTACTGCATCTTGTGGGCTGCGTCAGCAACCGATAACCCTGCTGCAATTTCTATCTGCATGAGCCGCCCCCATACCTCAGCAAAAGCAAAGATGCCGCGTCCGTAGTCGTCGTCATTGTTCGCTTTCCAGCTATCCCATTTGGCTTTATCAGTGAGCGACAACTCAACGCCACCAATCGCCTGTTCTACCTTCTCGCGCTGGCTGAGGTCTTTGGCGTCAAGCTCGGCGCGCCGTTCGGCGGCTTTACGCTCGGATTCTCCTTTAGCCTGTTGGAGTTGCTGTTGAATTTCTGGAGAATATTCGGCGTCGTAGTTGGGGCCAATCGTTTTCCAGTTTAGATAAAAACTGTTGTGGTAGTCACGCACTACCAATTCAGGGTCACTGGCCTTATCAACCAAGCAAGTAACGCCATTGAACACAAAATTGACCTGCACCTTTTCGAGGGCCGCCAGTGATACGGCCTGTTGCGCCGTTCTGGTTATTGTATCGCCCGGTTGGACTTCTAGCTTTCTTGATTCCATATCTCTTTCTCCTGTATAGCGTTTTTCCGGGCGGCGGCTACCGGCAGCGGGGGGGGGTTAAAATACCTGCGGTAGATGTTGCTTGACTTTGTTAAAAGTCAGGTACTGGAGAGTGCCAAAATTGATGCTAGGGTTTTTGTGTTCTTTAATGAACTGCCAGCTATCCTCACGCACCAGATCGTAAAACACCGTGTTGAGTAGACGTGGAATGTATTTACTTGACCAATCGCCCAATTCGGTTTCAATCTTAGCCAGCGTCTTTTCGCAAAGGGCTTTAGTGACGTACTTTTCGACAATATCCTCTTCGACCATCTTACGGGCGTTGACCTCACTAACACCCATAACTTTAGCGTGTTTCTCCTTAAATTCAGAGGTGACGATCTTTGCCCAGGTTTGGCGGTTGAGCGGTTTTTGTAGTCGTAGTTCTTAATCACGATACCCTCACCAGCCCCCTTTCCGTCTTCGATCAGGTAGACATTCTTAGCCAGTTGCGCCACTAGCTGCTCATACGACGCGTTTTTGATCTTGCTAATTGCTGGGATATATTCAATCCCATGCGCTTCAAGTTGAACCCGGTAAGACTCGTAGGGTAAAAACGCCAACCCTTCCGGCGTGTCAATCGCTACGTCGAACACGTAAAAGTTACGCCATGCCGCATCCCGGTAGGTTCGCAGCGAATGGGGTACCAGCCATTCACCAAACAAGCGATGGTTCGGATTTTCGGCAAAGTAGTCCAGTAGGTTTATCTGTTCCTTTGCCCATGCATAGAATCCGGCGTTATCCTGCTCCAGCGTCAAGTGGCGCGTTCTGGAACCCGCTTGCAACTGGCCATCTTCAATCCATAACGACGCATTGGTGCCGTCGATCTTAGGAAAAACGTAGCACTCACCAAGTTCTATTTGATGAACTTCAGTTGCGCCGAACCTCTCTAAGTGGGGGTATTTTGTGAACGACATGGTGTTATTTCTTACTTGTTTCTAAGTCAAATGTAGTTAATTTTAACTTTCAAACAAATAATGAGTGTTATTTTTAACACCTTTGCCATGAATACAGAAACTGATTCCCCGGTGGAAATAGACGCGAAACCCTTTAAGCAACGATTGGTTGACGAACTAGCCAGACATAATAAATCGAAAGATGAATGGGCGCAAATTACCGGGTTAGGGATTGAGACGGTGAAGAACATTTTGAACCCGAAGCGTGACATGGGTGCTATTCGCGTGGAGTATTTAGAAGCGTTCTGGAAGTTCGACCCAAGCTTAGACGTTCACTACATCGTCACCGGCCAACGCCTGGACAAACCCACCGTCACCATTGACGGCCCCGCCCACGTCCGCCACAACCCCTAACCCATGCCCCCGACCAAAAACAAATCCGCCGGTTTCGTGCAAGGCAAATGGCTCCAGCAGGCCCTGGAATCGCTGGGCGAAACGCAATCCTCAGCCGCCCTTAAAATGGGCCGTCACCCTTCGTTTTTCTCGAAGCACATCAACGATAAGATGTATTTTGGCGCGGAAAAGCTCTCCGAGCTCGCCCGCACGTTTCCCGACCTCAACATCCGCTACGTGCTGACGGGGGAGGGGGAGCCGCTTTTGTGAAAAAGCCCGGCGGGTCAGGGCCGGGCTTCTCCGCTCCTACCTTCCGTTTACCCGCTTCATACCCGCATCGACGTGAGCACCGTTGATGCGGTAGTAGTAACGATCTGTAGTCCGGGTTGAACTGTGGCCAAGCATCCCGGCTACCTCGCTGCTCATGTATCCCTTCATCAGCATCAGGCAGGTAAACGTTTTTCTGGCGGTCTTGGCGGTGATGCGCCACTTGATGCCTAGAAGCTGCTCAATGCGCCCGGTGTGGCGATTGACGCACTGAGGAGAATAATCAACCGGCCCGGCCGGACGCGATTCAAACAGTAAACGAACCTCATCCAGCAGCGGCACTTCGTACTGATTGTAGGGGGGCTTGGCTCTTCGTCCGACGATTTTCCAACCGGACGGCCCCTCGGTTTCATAGGTGCTGCGGCTGCGGGCATAGGCAATGGCATCGGGGTAGTCCAAGCCCGTACAGCACATCAGGCAGAACCACCAGAGCGCATCGCCTTCCGTTCCTTTCCAGTTCGTTTGAAATAGTTTTTTTAGCTGGTCGGGCGTCAGGAATCGAACTTCCTTATCCTTCGCGCGCGGCCACTTCACGGCGGCAATGGGGTTGGCTACCAGCCAGCCTTCGTCCAGCATCCAGGTCAGCACCTCCCCTATTTTGAGCACAAAGCGGCTGGCCTGGGTCATGCTGGTGGGCTTTATTTTCTGGTCGTTTTCCGAAATCACCTGCAGCCAGGCGTGATATCGCTTCGCCCAGCCGACGGTTACCTTGCCAACGGCGGGCAGGGGTTGATCAGTCTGCTCGCGCCAGAGCTGCAGTAACAGCATGCCCCGATCCCACCGGCCAATGGTGATGGGTGACAGCGCGGCCGCTGTTCCTTTCTTTAATCGCAATCCAATGACGTAGGCGGCATAGGCTTCACCTAAATCGGTGTCTTCGGTGAGCTGGGCGGCAAAGTAGCTGGCGGGGGCGGCTGGCTGGTGCGTTTCGAGCTTCTTCTCCCTGTGCTGCCCCGCGTGGAACTGCCAGCCGTCCGGCTCCAGCCAGAGCGGAGGTCTGCCAGTGGTCAGCTCGTGGCGAATCGACTGGGTGGTGGGCGGCCCCGTCTGGCGCTGACGCCGGTAAATGTCCATGATGTGCGCTTTGAGGAGCACCAGGGAATCGTTGGTGGAATCGTCGCGGAGCGTGGTCTTCTGCTCTTTTACCCGCCATTTAGCCGGGTCAACCATCAGCTTTTCGCCCGTTCCGTCGAGCGGCCAGAGCGCCCCGAAGCCCGGATCTTCGATGCCGTCGACGGTGATGTTGACCCGTAGGGGGTGCGGGTTGGAATAGGTTTTGCCCCGGCGGGGTGGCCACAGGCGGAAGCGTACCGAAATCGGCATTCTTTTTTGAGTAACATAAGCATGGATATAAGGGTGAATGCCCTCAACACCGCCTATATGATATATGATAATAGCAGCGTATCGTTTTTACCGTTCGGCGGGCCGGTGCCGGGTATTTTTACGGGCTGTTTAGTAATTCTTACAGCGAATCTGAGTGTAACCACCTAG